ATTTAACAATTGGCGAAGATGGTACTTTAAATGCTATAGGAGGAAGTGGTGGTACTACAGATTATAATAACTTAACAAACAAGCCAGTATTAAATTCAAATCATAGTACCTCACAAACTCCAAATGCAAGTGAAATTATAAAGGGAACAATTTCATTACATAAAATTTCAAAGACAGGAAATTACAATGATTTATTGAATAAGCCAGATTTAGATTTTATACCTAATTCAGAAAAAGGAGTTGCTGGTGGAGTAGCTACTTTAGGCAATGATACTAAAATTTCAGATAACCAATTGCCAATAGCTACTACTACTGATTTAGGAGTTGTAAAAGTAGGAGCAAATTTAACAATTGGCGAAGATGGTACTTTAAATGCTATAGGAGGAAGTGGTGGTACAGTATCTGACACTTTACCAATAGGTTCTGTAGTAGAATGGTTTAGTACAACAATTCCTACAAATTGGCTTGAATGTAATGGGCAAGCAATAAGTAGAACCGAATATGCTGAATTATTTGCGGTAATTGGAACTAAATATGGTTCTGGAGATGGAAGTACAACATTTAATTTACCTAATATTAAAGGTAAAACAACGGTTGGTTTAGATATAGATGATACCAATTTTAACACTTTAGGTAAAACTGGTGGAGAAAAGACACATACTTTAACTAAAAATGAAATTCCACCAATGAATGTTCACATGACAAAAGACGCATGGTATGATAGAGGTGGACTAGAGTCAGGAGGAGCTGTAAATAGAAGAGTTGTCGCAGGAGGTGCTACCGGTGGTGCTACTGATTATATAATAGGTACTGTTAATGGTGGTGGTCAAGCCCATAACAATTTACAACCATACATAGTATCTAACTATATAATTAAGGCTAAACAAACACAAGCTGTGGTTGCAACAGTAGTAGATAACTTGACTTCTGAAAGTTCTACTGATGCACTTTCAGCAAACCAAGGTAGGATATTAAAAGGTTATATAGAAGATAATGATACTATGATTTCAACATTACAACAAGATATAATCGATATTGAAGATAGTATGATTACAAAAATACAAAAGAATGGCGTTAGTTTGCCTATAACTAATAAAACTGTTGATATTACTGTGCCAACAAAAACTTCTGAGTTAGAGAACGATAGTAATTTTATTACAACTGCAAATATAATTGATAATCTAAATTCAACTTCTACAACTAATGCTTTGAGTGCAAACCAAGGTAAGGTACTTGACTCAAAAAAAATAGAAACAGATAATATAAAAGCAGGAGAAAACATTACTCTTAGTGTAGATGGTAAAAATATAACGATAAATTCTACAGGTGGAGGTAGTGGTTCTGAGGAAGTAGAGATAGGAGATACTGAGCCAACTCAAGATACTATAGAATTATGGGTAGATACTTCAGAACAAGGGACTGGTTCTATAGGGACAGAACAAATAGAATATGGAAATATTACAGCGGCTCAAATGACAAATGCTTCTATCGGTGGACAAGATGGTAAAATATATGAATTAACTTTTCAAAATTCTTATTCTACACCACCAACGGTTATAACTAATTTTTATTCAGAACAAGGTCTTTCATATTATGGATTTGTAGCTACTCAAGTGGTTGCATTAAGTAATACAAAATGTACATTATGTGTATTTGTTCAAGGTTTAACTGGTTCAAAATGTGGAATAAGTTATATGGTAAAAGGTAAATAGGAGATGATTATATGAAAATAAGAAAAATAGCACAAACTCCTGGATTAGTGGCTACTGTAGTTGATAATTTAACAAACACTAGCACTATAGATGCTTTGTCTGCTAATCAAGGAAAAATACTTAATGATAAAGTAAACACAGGGTTTTCATATTCTACTAACGAAACTTTAACAGGAGGAACTTGGATTAATGGAAAACCTATATATAGAAAAGTTATTTATATAGGTTCTTTACCCGCAAATACTGCTTCGACTTTTTCTCACAATATTTCTAATATAGATAGAGTTGTTAGTTCTTCTATGGTATGGTTTGATACTGCGGATAATTGTTGGTGGAGCAATAGAAGGTGGGATAGTACAACAATTCATATCGCTTATAATGTTAATTCTACACAAATATGGATAGGAGCTCATGGCGTTAATTGGTCTACAAGGACAAATCAAGCTTATGTTACTATTGAATATACAAAAACAACAGATTAAGAAAGGGGACAATTAAATGGCAGTATTAAAATACAAAGACCCTACAACTGGGGATTGGATAGAACTTTCCAATGCAGTAGGAGATACTTTACCTATAGGAACTATAGTAGAATATGATGGAACTACAGTACCTTCAAACTGGGAGAAAGTCAATGATTATAGTACAGAAGAAGTAAAAACTGGAGAAACTTGGATAGATGGTAAACCAATATATAAGAAAACAATTCAATTTACAACATCAGCTATTGGAAAACATTCAATAAAACACAACATAAGTAATTTAGATACAATAATAGAAGGTAAAGGTTCAGCAAAAGATTCATCTGGGACTTTTTACATGTTTCCTATGTCTGCTGCGGTAGACAATGTTTCAGCATGGTCAATTTCAATACAAAATGTAGATAAAACATATTTTTATTTCTTTAGAGGAACCAGTGTAACTGGAACTATAACATCATATGTAACATTATATTATACAAAAACAACAGATTAAAATCTGTAGAAAGGAGATAAAATGGCAGTACAACAATTAACACAACCTATTGTTAATCCTATTTCTGCTTTTGATGCAACAAGAGCGCATAATATTACCTTTACTGTAATAGGTGGGGCACAAGTAGTAGCAAATAGATTAGTAATAAGTAACAACGAAACAGGAGCAATCGTATATAATAAAACTGCTATAACAATGAAATTAGAGCATACAATTCCTGCTAATACATTAACTAATGGCGGTTATTATAATGCTGTTATTTATACAATCGACAATGCAAATAATGAAAGTGTTGCAAGTACGGCAGTACCATTTTATTGTTATAGCCAGCCGGTCTTAACAATAGATAACATACCAGCGACTGAAACAATAGAGAATGGAACATATACATTTACTGGTACTTACATACAACAAGAAGGTGAAATTTTAAATAGCTATCAATATACATTATACGATAGTAATAAAAATGTACTTAGTAAAACTCCTTTAATATATTATGAAACTGACTCATCTTTATCTTATACTTTTGTTGGTATGAGTAACGATACTTCATATTATATTGAATTATCTGGTGAGACAGTAAATGGAACACATATAACATCAGGAGTAATATATTTTACAGTAAGATATATTCAGCCAGCTTCTTTTGCTATTTGTGATTTAGTAAATAATTGTGACGATGGGTATATACAAGTATCTTCTAATATCGTTGCGATTGATGGAAAATCAAATCCAGACCCACCAATTTATATAGATGATAAAGAAGTAGATTTAAGAGACCCTGATAGTTGGGTAGAATGGGACTCTGGATTTAGAATACAAGATGATTTTACACTTAGAGCTTGGGGGAGAGATTTTAACCCTTATGAGCCAATAATAACATTAAAAAATGATATAGATACTCCACAAACTCCTAATAAAATAGAAATGAAATGGATGACTGGAGATGTAATTAAAAACTTGCCACTATATACGAGCAAGAGTGGAAACAATATAAATATAATAGACAGTGAAGCTGCTAATATACAAAATTTAACTGTTGGTGGAAACAGTGTTGAAGACAAAGATAATATAACAAAACTTGTTATTGATGGAAACTATTCTCAAGAAACACAGGAAGGTAGTAAGAAAAGTGCTAGTGGAGAAGATATCCATTTGACAGATGTTGATGCTAAAAAACCAGGAGCCATAACAAAAATAAATGGCAACCAATACCAAGCAACTAGAGAAGGGTATAACTTATTAGATTTTAATGTTGCACAAGATAGCAAAGTAACAGTAAACGAAGATGGGACAATTACAATAAATGGACAAGGTGGGTTCACTTTAGCATTCAAACAATTTACAGCAAAAGCAAACACTAAATATTATATAAAATGGGAATTAGTAAGTGGAACTGTAGATACAAGCAAAAGTGGTGGCAATTCGTTTTTAGATCCATTAGATGATAACAAAAATATTAAGCAGGGTGAATTTAAAGAGAGCATAGTTGAAAGTGATAAAGATATTCATGGTTTTTGGATTAATAACATGGCAGTATTTACAAATGCAGTAATAAAATTTTGGGCAAATACTGGCAAAAGCGATTTTGTCGAGCATCAATCTCAATCAGCAATAATGCCAATACAACAAGAAATGTTAACTGGAGATTATATAAAAGATGTAGAACACCACGAGTGGAAAAAAATAATACTTACAGGAAACGAACCTTTTTATATAGACGATGTTTACCACGGTATAGCACAATTTACCACACAGCTTCCTGTGGGCGGTTTAAGTATTAGAGATGATGCAGTAAGAATACTTTCTAATTATTTTAAAGGTGTTGGTTATAACAATAGCTGGACGATAGATAACAGTGTCACAATATTAGATTTAAATAATTTTAGAATTATGACAAGTCAATATACAACAGTAAAAGATTTCAAAGCATGGCTTAAATCTAAATACGATGAAGGAAACCCAGTAATCGTTTATTATAAACTAGCAACACCTATAGATTTAGAGTTAACCGAAGTACAAAAAGAAGCTAAAACAAAATTAACTGATATGACATTATATCAAGGTGTTACAAATATAACAAATCAAAGTAGCTATCCAGCGATATTAAATTTAGATTATAATATAGTACCACAAATTCCAAGCCCCGATTATCCAAGTGAGATTGAAGTTATTGATGGGGTGAATAGATTTGATATAAATAAATTAAAACAAGGTACTTGGAATAATGTATATGCTTTACAGAGAGTTACGATATGGGTAACTAAAATAGATATTGGAGAAAGTTATACAATTATAAATTATGATACAAGTAAATATAATTTTAGTTGTGGCGTATCTTCAAGTAACGGTTATAATAAAAGTGCAACAGCAAGTGATGATAGTGGTTGGATAACAAGTTCAACATATACTATAACTGCTAGTACAACAGGTTATTTATTTATTCAAATAAAGACACCAACAGGAAAAGACATAAAACCTAGTGATTTATTATCAAGTGATTTTCAAATCACAGAAGGCATAACCCCAAAACCATACCTACCACACGGTTGTATTGGTTTGGAACAGAGCGGAAAAAACAAGTTTGATAGTTCTATTTTTAAAACAATTGTAAAAGATGGTGTAACACTTACAAATGAAAATGGAATAATAACATTAAATGGAACTTATACAGGAACCAAGGATTGGAATTATATATTTAATATTTCAACATTAAATGGGGAATATATATTATCTATGAACCAAATAAGTGGTAGTCAAACTCTTACAGGTGCAAATGGTATAAGGTTCACTTTATGGGAACAAGATTATAGTAATGTATGGGTGTCACTTGAAAGTAAATTTTTAAATAAAACGGTGAAAGGACACGATTATATCAGAGCTAGTCTTATTGTTTTTCCTGGTACTTCTTTTAATAATTTAAAAATAAATTTACAAGTTGAAGAAGGTACAATAGCCACAGCATACGAACCATATCATAAATCTAAAATAATTCCAATAGATTTACAAGGAAATACATTAGCAAAAGTAGGAGATGTAAAAGACTTACTTAAAATTTATAGAAATGGCGATGTGGAGATTGAGAAGAAGATTGGGAAAGTTGTGTTAGATGGTAGTGAGAAATTAGTTGAAAAATCATCATCTACTACTAGAACATATTGGGGAATAGATTTTAGTAATTATGGTATATACCAATATGATGATTCAACAAAAACATGCGATATATTAACAACAAAATTTAAATCGAGACCACAACAAGGTTTATTTTTACCAGGGCAAGTAGCTTTGATGAAAGGCAAAAAAAATGTGTACTTTATATTTGAACCAAACACGACTGAAGAACAGGCAAGAACTATTTTAAAAGACATGCCAGTCTATTTTAGATTAGCTGAACCACAAATAATTACATTACCTAGTATATCTCCTATAGAATTATGGCAAGGTACTAATATATTTGAGCCTATAACTAATCTTAGTACAACTCTTGAAACAACTTATGGATATTCTTCTGTAGGAGATATTAAAAATATAATTAATGTATCTGATTTTAATATAACATATAATCAAGCTTATTATCAAGATACAAACACAAACTTTAAATTACAACCAAATTATTTATATACGTTATCATTTGATTATAATATTAATAGTGAAAGTACAGATTTATACTTTAGTATAGGATATGGAACAGATAGTTATAAAACAAATATAGCAAGCTCTATTCAATATAAAACTCAAAATAAAGGAAGAAACACTATATCATTTATAGTTCCTGAAGAAGTATCAGAAAATGATACTTTATGGGTTAGATTTGCACAGACTATAATATTGGCAAATGTAAATGTTGATATAAGTAATATACAACTTGAATATGGTAAAAAGGCTACTGATTATCAAACACCAGGGTTGTATAATATTTATTTAACTTCAGCTGCTAAAAATTTGTATAACTATAAAACACCATTATATTTACAAAAAAACAATGTTTCATATACAGAAATACAAGGTGGTTATGAAATCACTCCTGTGATAGTAGATACACCTGCCTCATTAAATATAGGCTGGAAATCATTATTAAATCCAGGAGATACTTATACTGTATCTTATAGCCAACTAGGTCAATTTGAAGATTTTAAATTATATAAGACTGATAAAAATAGTCAAAGAATAATATCAGAAATACCGCTTAATAACAATACATTTGTTGCGCCAGATGGTTTTTATGATTTACAATTAGTATTTAGTGTAGATAGCAGTAGTATGACAAATCATATAGATATATGGAACATACAAATAGAAGCAAGTAATGTAATAACAACATACGACCCTTATATTTCAAATTCTTCAATAATCACATTAGAAGAGCCATTGAGAAGTAGCGGAGAATATAGAGATTTAATATGTTTAGCTAGCCCTAATTTATTAAATCCAGCTAATCAATCTGCTAATGTATCTGGTGACGAAAAATATTATTTATCACAAGCTGGTAATGTTTCATATACACTAGATTTTATTAATGAAGATAATAATAAAATATCCTCTACAGTATTAACTAGCGGCGTATTTACAACACCAGATAATTGTGTAAAGGTTCAAATAGGAAATGTTGAAGCAATAGATTTAACAAATAACAAAGTTCAAATAAATATAGGAGAAACAGCTCAAGTATATTATCCTTATGTTACTGTGCCTAGTCTTATAAGATATTGTAAAGAAGAAAACGGTGTAATATCTGTATTAGATACACCTATTGCTTATGATTTATCTGCAAATAATCAAAACGCATTAGAAGTATTAACAACTTATACTCCTATTTCAAATGTATTTACAAATAATACTGTATTAGGGAAATTATATTTAGATTATGTAAGTGGTTATAGTAACCAACAAACTGAAAATGCTTATGTATTATTAAAATGTTGGAATGCTAATAAAATGCCTTACGTAATTCATAGTAATTATATAGATATACCATCAGATTATAATAAAGTATTTATTTGGTGCAGAAGAAAAGGTAATCTATTTGATTTAAAGATAGAAGATTTAGGAGATTATAGAGAGCATGATAAACCTATAGATACAGATAAGCCAGTAGTTGAATTAGTAGTAGACAAGACTGGTGTAACACGAACTGAAATACCGGTAACTGCAACTTCAATAGATAATGTTGGATTAAGAACGGTAAGATTTAGCAAAGATAACGGAGCTACTTGGGATGAAATTGTTCCTGTAGACGGATTAAGTTCTGTAAATAGCTACACATTCACAGGATTAACACCAGATACAACATATACAATAAGAGCTGAGGCAATAGATTTATCTGGTAATATTGGTGGAATAAGTGAGAATGTAACAACTTTAGCATAGGAAAGGCGGCTAAGAATTATGATATTTTTAGGATATAATTTTTTGCAGGACAGGTATTCTTGGCAACCTGTTCCTACAAATTTAATAAACATAGAAGATGTTAAACTTGAGAATGGAATATATGACCATTTCAATATAACAAAAGATGTTAGTTTTCCATATATAACAACATATCCAACTGGTTGGGATTTGCAAACACAAATGGATGCAGATTTTAATGGAAATATTAACGCAGGAAATATAGATTATGTAGTAACACAAATAAGCAGCATAAAAGTCAAGAGAAGAAAAAAGGGTGAATTTGACTGGTATACATTATATACTATTCCAGTAACTGACCCAAATGATATAGATTTTGTAAGATATGATTATCTTGCCCAAAATGACACAGATTATGAATATGCTATTGTTCCTATCATAGGAAATGTTGAGGGAGAATATTCTATTAATAGTATAACTTCTGAATTTTATGGAATTTTTATAACTGACGGAACAAGTAATTATAAATTCAAAGAAAATGCAACATATTCAGCAAATGAAAGAGTTCATCAAACAGGCGTATATGAGCCATATGGAAGCAAATATCCTATTGTTATTAGTAATGGAGATTTGAGTTATGATAAAGGAACAATGGATGGAGATGTTGTGGTATATACAGCAGATGAACAATTAGATAGAAAAGCTACAGTTGAAAGATTGCAAGCTATAAAGAATTTCTTGGCTACTCCTTCTGCAAAAATATTAAAAGATTTCAACGGAAACATTTGGCTAGTAACATTAAGTGATAATTTATCATTAACTTATTATACTGAGGTAGGAATGGGATTTGCAAAATTATCATTTAACTGGTCAGAAATTGGTGATGCAGCAGATGGTCAAGATTTATATGATAGTAATTTAATTTACGCAAATAATTAAGGAAGTAGGTGATTACAGGTGGCAGTTATACCGAGTCAAACAGATTATGATTTATCACAATTAAAAGTAAGAAATCAAAGAATAAAAGTAGATTTATTAAATTTTAATTTTCAAACTATTAATTCTTTAGAAGGTAAGGTAACTGATGGAAGTATCTCTATAGATGCCACTTCTGATATTAGAAGAACCTGTAATATTACACTGGTAGTTGAAGATAGCACTGATATAATTGCTCCAGGTGGGCAAGTATGGTTAGATAAATTTATAAAAGTATATGTTGGAACAGATAATCCTAGAAATGGTAACAAAACAGTATGGAATAATATGGGGTTGTTTTTAATAAATAACCCTGAAAGTGTTTATAATGCAACAACAAATACTATAACTTTTGAAGGTTTAGATTTAATGGCTAAATTAACAGGAAGAAGAAATGGTCAGCTACCAGCTGTAACTACTGTAGTACCCGCAGAAAGTAAAGTTGCAGATGTTGTAAAACAAACAATAACACAACTTGGCGGGTTTGATAAATACATAATTCAAGATGCAGGTTATGAAATACCTTATGATATAAAAAAAGATATGGGTTCTACTATATATGATTTATTAGTTGAAATAAGAGATTTATATTCTGACTGGGAAATGTTTTTTGATGTTGATGGAGTATTTCATTGGCAACAAATTCCTAATGGAATAAATGAGCCAGTAGTTCTTGATTTTAACCAATTAAAACAAAAAGTAATAATAAGTGAAACTGTAGATGTAGACTTTGAAAATGTAAAAAATCATATAATTGTATATGGAAGATTATTAGATAATGGAGAACAAGTAATGGCTACTTCTACCGATACAATTAGTTCAAGTCCATATAATGTAGATAGCATTGGACAAATAAATTATATAGTAGATGATGAAAAAATATATAATAATGATTTAGCTCAACAAAGAGCAGATTATGAATTATTTTTACATGCCAGAATGAATAATAGTATAACACTAGAAATCGTGCCGCTATATTGGCTAAATGATGTTAATGTAAAAATAGCTCATACAAATAAAAATGTTGGTATTGAGGGAGAATATTTAATTAAGACATTGGAAATACCTTTAGGAGTTGGAAATAATATGACAATAACAGCTATAAAAGTATATCCAAAAGAGCCAGAAATAGAAACTATAATAGCAGAATATCCATATACTGGTCAATGGTATTCTTCAACGCAAGAGCAATTCCCTTATTTACCTTAGAAAGGAGAATTAATATGGCTTACGAAAAACAATTATGGAATGATAGACAAGTTGAGAAACCTTTAACATTTACTATGACTAATAATGATGATGGTACTGTAACATTAACTCCTGCACCTGGTAAAATTACAAATGAGGGAGACCCAATGTCAGCAGAAAGATTAAATCATATGGAAGATGGGATTGCTCAAGTAAATGATATTCCAGAAGCATTAACTGTGCAACATTATAGTGAGACATTATCAGGAGTATCTGGGGCAACTGTTACTGTAGACTTTACTGGATATGGAGAATTGGTAAAAGTTAGAGTAACAGCAGAAATAGAGAAAAATGGTAGTTTTAGTACATTAAAAAAAATAGAGAATATTCCTGATTGGGCACAAATTTCTAACACAACTAATTATATTGTTTTATGTACTGGTTTTAATACTTCACAGCTTTATACTTTTAATAGCGAATTAGGTTTTAGTTTTTTTTATAGACCAGCTAGCGGTGGGTATATATTAACTGGTGTGGGAGCAGGTTCTGACTCTGATAATATTACATTAATTGCTGAAGGAATTTATTTTAAAAGTTAATAAAAGGAGGAATAATTTATGTCAGTTTTATATCCAGATTTGGATTTTACAAATTATCCTGGAACGTTAGATAATATAGAACTAAAAAGTAATATAACAAATTCTACTGATGCTCAATTGGTTCAACAAATTCAAACAGCAATTATTGCTGGTGATTTTTCTAATGCTTCAGCTATAATAAATGCTAATCCTCAATTAAATGGAAAAATATTTAATGCTAATGATTACAACCAAATTAGAGATGCAATTTTAGCATTAGAGAGATTTTATAAAAATGATATATATAACTATATAGCTGAGAAACAAGCTGAATGGCAAGCTAATATAGATAGATTTAATTTTCAAGGGGTATATAGCCCTACAACGCAATATTACCAAAACAATATGGTAAATTATACTACTACAGAAGGGACTTTCTTATATTTATGTATTAAACAACCTGATACAGGTATTCCTCCAACAAATACTTCTTATTGGAGAATATTAACATTAAGAGGAGAAAGAGGTCTTTCAGGAGAAGGATTGTCTTTTACTTGGATATGGGATAGTACAATGGAATATAATGTAAATGATGTAGTTGTTTATGGAAATAAATGGTGGGCTTCTACACAAATAAATAGAGGTCAACAACCAGCCAATGGTTCTGCTTATTGGACTGAAATACTTACTGCTTTACCAGCAATTCAAATACCAGTAACAGCAGCACAACCAACAGACCAAATAATAGGAGACCAATGGTATCAAGTTATATAAAGGAGGATAATATTTATGGATAGAACAATTATTGAATTAATGGATGATATGCATTTGAGTAGTAGAGATTTGTTTTTAAATTATTATTATGCTATGCAATCTAATAATACTTCTAGCGCTAATTCTATTCTTTTGAATAATCCTTCTTTGGCTAATCAAATTACTAACAGTCAAAATGTTAATTATTTAATTAATGGGGTTAATGAAAGAGAAATAGAACCCAAAAGGGATATAGACTATTATTTAGACAAATTATATCAAGATTTTTTAGTTATGATAAATAATACTAGAGTTAGGGGAGATTTTGACTCAACAGTTCAATATTACCTACATAACTTAGTATATTATAATGGTAAAGGATATTATACATTAAAAGAACCTCCTATTGGAACATTGCCAACGAATACTGAGTATTGGTTAGAATTTGATATAAGAGGATTTCAAGGATATGGTGGGCTAGATTTAAATTTAAAATTTAACTGGGATAATACTATATCTTATAAAAAAGGAGATATAGTAATATATAAAAATAAAATGTGGTATGCTTTAGCAGATAATACAAATTATGAACCAAATTTAAATCATTATCCCTGGGTAATTATAAGTATGCCCAAAATGGCTAATAAAACACCTATACAAAGAGCTACGCCAACTGGATATGATACTGGAGATTTCTGGTTTCAAATTACTCTTGGGGATGATGTTATTCAAAAGAAATGGGATGTAAAACAACAAGAAATCACACCTAGATTTGCTAGTGCTGGATTTGTTATTGGAGATAATATATATACTACTGGAGGAATTACACAAACATTTGTTAGAAGTAATAAAACAGAAGTATTTGATACTGTAACTAATACATGGTCAGCTAAAGCAGATGCTCCTACTACTAGAGCTAGAACTACATCTTTTTCAATAGGTAATAAAGCTTATGTGATTGGTGGCGTAGATAGTAATGGTAATATATTAGATACTGTTGAAGAATATAACAGTAATACAAATACATGGACAGCTAAACAATCATTGCCAATTCCGTTAGTCACAAGTGGAATAGCAGTAAATAATATAGGATATGTAATAGCTGGAGAAACAACAGGAAATCAGACAGTAGGTAATGCTTATTCTTATAATGCAACAACAGACACTTGGACAGCAATTACAGATAAGCTAACACCAACATATGGACATGCATTAGCAAGTGATGGAACAAATATATATGCTATGGGTGGAATAAATCAAAATGGCGATACAATAGGGTTAAATGAAGCTTATGATATAGCTACAAACACTTGGTCTGAAAAAGATGATATGTTAGTTCCTAGAAGTTTTCTCTCTTCATTTTTTGCTAATGGTTCGATTTATGCTGTTGGAGGATTAAATTCTGATTGGTATAGTTTAGATACAAACGAGAAATATAATATAGAAGAAAATCAATGGGTAACAGATACACCAATGAATTATCCAAGAAGTAGTTTAAATGCAATGGCAATAGGGACTAAAGGTTATGCTATTGGCGGAATAAATATAGCAACTTCTGATGTTCATGGATATACGGAAGAATATCAAGTAAAAGATATTACTTCAAATTATGATATGGTTATAGATACCACATTAGATAGTACAGGAAGTAAAACAATTTCAATCCCAATGGTTTTAGGTGGGACATATGATTATTGGATTGATTGGGGAGATGGAACAAGTTCTACTCAAATTACAGCTTATAATGATACAAATGCAACACATACTTATGTTGCTGATGGAGAATATACTATTAGATTAATTGGAACATTAGACCAATTAGAATACACAGGAAATATAGCAGCTTGTTTAAAAGAAGTAACAAAATGCAATTTAGCATTTTCTGTAATAAAAAATATGTTTAAAGGCTGTACAAATTTAACTAATGTAGTTGAAAGTATATTTAGTCAAACAACTATGTCAACAACTGCTGAAAGTGTATTTGAAGGTTGTTCTAAATTTGGTATGATACCAGTAGGTTTATTTGATAATATGTCTGGAATATTAAGTTTTAAGAATACATTTAAAGGAACATCAATAATCAATATACCTACAGGTTTATTTGACTCAAACAATTCTGTTACAGATTTTAGCGGCGTGTTTGAAAATTGTACTAGATTAGTAGCTATACCTATGAATTTATTTAAAAATAATACAAGCGCAACAACTTTTGCAAATGCTTTCATGGGTGATATTGCTTTAACAGAATTACCAAACACTTTATTTAATAATAATGTTGAAGTTATAACTTATGAAAATGTATTTTCTGGTTGTACTGGTATTAAAGAACTTCCAATTAATTTATTTGGAGACGGAGCTTTAAGCGTAATTAATTTCTCAGGTGCTTTATATAATGTGCCATTAACTTCATTACCAGCAGGTTTGTTTAGACAAGCTTATTCTGCAACTAATTATGATAATGTGTTTAATTTCTATGGTGGAAATATACCAGCTAATTGTTTTAGTGGAGATAATGCAACTTATGAGAATGCATTAGATGTAGAAGGAATAGAAGAAATTGGAGATAATGGATTAAATGGATTAGCATTAAGCTCTGATATGTTTAGTGGTCAAGACCAAGCTTCTGCTCTTATAACATTAGGAAACGATGCGTTATGGTCAAAGAATGCTACTTCTATTGCAAATCAGCCAACTCAAATGTTCTTTAGAAATACTACATTGACTACTATTGGAAACATAAACTTTAAACCTATAACTGAAACCATGGGTGGAATGTTTTATGGCTGTACTTCATTAGAGAATGTTTCTGGATTTTTCTATGGAGATAATAATAAACCATCTTTATCAGTAGATATTACTTTTGAAAATAGTCCATTAACACATACTTCTTTATTAAATATATCTGATAGTTTAGTAGTACAAACACCAGCTACAATTAAAAATTTGACTTTAGGTGCTACAAATTTAGCAAAATTATCAGTTGACGAAAAAATGATTATTATTAACAAATATTGGAAATTAGTAGGATATGATATAAGTAAAGACATACAAGCCGCTGGTGGATATGGAGCCTTTGCTATGGATATGGTTCAAAAATTAAAAGGTGACTCAAGTACAAAAGCTGAAGAACTTGATTTTGGTTCTTACCCAGCTGAAACTAATTTATATTATTATGTTGGTTTAGTCAATAAAATAACTTCAAAGCAGGTAGCAATATATGCATTTGAAAAATCTACAGGTATTTTTTACGACCCAGATTTAATTCCGGTTCAAGAATATCATATATGGCATAATAATATTGGAGCACATGCGAGTCCAGTATTTTTATCTAAAACATTAACTGGAGACCCAGATGGAGCGATACTTAAAAATTATTTATCAAATAATGATACAGAAGATTATTATGAAATTATTATAGGAGATAGATATGATATAGGATTAAAGACTGCTGGTTTAGAAAACATAAAGAATGCAACCCAATTATTTATAAATTTACAAAATGTTAGAACATTATATATTGAAGGAGATTTTAAACCTGAAACTATGGTTCAAACATTTGAAGGTGTTTCTAACTTAACGACATTAAACTTTGATAATTTTGATACTTCTAATTGTACAAGTATGGAAGGTACTTTTTCTGGTTTAACTACATTTAACAATTGGAATTTTTTAAATAGTTTAGATACAAGTAAAGTAAAAAATATGAGTAATTTGTTTGCTTATAGTTCTACATTAACAGAAATGCCTACATTTAGTATGGCAAGTGTGGAAGATGCAAGTTACATGTTTGAACAGACAGGAATATCAAAAATAAAACCTAATATACTAGGAAATAATATAAAAACAGCAGAAGGAATGTTTAGCTTATGCACTAATTTAGATTTGGCGGATATATCTGATTATACAACAATATTTGGGCATAATAATAATTTAACAAATGTTTCTCATTTATTTGAAATGTGTTCTAAGGTAAGTACAGTGGGAGTACACGATGTATTTACTTATGTAGAAGACCCAACGGGTATGGAACCAGGCGGATATGAGTTAGACCAAACAAAATTAAATAATCAATTATTTACTTATTGTCCTAATATTACAGATATGAGTTATATATTAGAAGATACAGGAATAACAAGTATTCCTATGGGATTATTTTATCATTGTCCTAAACTTACAACAGTTATGCACGCATTTGGACTTTGCCAAAAAATTGCTACTGGAGCAACAATGTTATATATGAGTCAGGTGTTGTTTACAAATAACCCAGAATTAAAAGATATTTCTTTCTTATTCTATAACGCAAAAATAACTGGATTTATTACTGAAAATATAGGATATACTGGAATGTTATTCCCAGGAACAAAAATAGAAAGGGCTGTAAGTTTATGGGATGGATGTCAGATGACAGATGTAGAAGGTTATGAAACAATTCCATTTATTTATAATAGTCGCGTGTTAAAAGACATTGATAGTATGTTCGCAAACCAAACAATGTTTAGAGAGTTAAATAATATGTTTAGTGGTACAGATTATGAATATTCTTGGGATAATTTATCTACATTATGTCCAGCATTACAAAATTGTTCTTATATGTTTTCTAATGCTACACAATTAGTAGGTAATGGTAATAAATTAGTAACTGAACTAAGTAAGATAACAACATTAACAAGTCATGAAAAAGCATTACGAAACTGTACTAAATTAAGTGATTACAATTCTATCCCTTCAGGTTGGAAATAAACATGAGAGGGCTTTATGCTCTCTCTTATAAAAAGGAGAAATAAAATGATTAATGTTAAAGAGATTTTAAAATATATCAATTCCAGAAATGGAGAAAGCTCTGTTTCAGAAATAAATAAACTTATAAATGAACAAGATAGAGAAAGTATTTTAAAAGTGCAAACTAATAGAATGAGATATGAAATATGGGATAAAAAATCTCCTATAAATGGAATTACTGCTAAAGAAATAATAAAATCAAGAAATTATAAAATAGATAAAGCATATTTAATTTACATAGATAATAATTTAATATATTTTCAAGACCATAATCCAAATGAAAGTGGTTATGTAAAAATGAATAAAAAAGAGGCTGAAAAGTTAGCCATAGATTTTATAAGTAAAAAATCAGAAGAAATGACAGATAATATTATTGTAGGTAAAGTAATTGAAACAATATTATCTTAGAAAGGAATGATGAAGAATGTCAAAAAATATTATAATGCAAGTTCTTACAAGTGCTGGATATGAACCAATGTATCCATTTTCACCACGTCAAATAATAAATGCAAATTTTTTAAACACAAGCACATCAAGTCAATATAATATTACTGCAACAGGTATTCCTACTCCATTAACCAATAGCTTTGGTAACGATATGGGTATAATATCTTTTATGCCAACTGTTAATAATGTTGACAATATTACTTTATCTATTAATGGAGATACAGCCAGACCAATATTATTTGCAGATGGGACACCAGTTAGAGCAAACACTTTAATTGCAAATAGAAGCATTCTTGTTAGATATTATAATAATAATTTTTATTTAATGTTAGATAAAGCACAAATAGGTTTAGGTAATGTAGATAATACATCAGATGCAGAGAAACCTGTTTCTTCGGCGGTAAGAGACGCTTTAGCTGAAAAATTAAATATTCCCGTTTTAATACCTAGGAATTCAAATTTAAATAAATATACAACTGCTGGACTATATTATAATGCTACAAGTGCAGATGCAACTACAATTACAAATACTCCAGCACAACTTCCTTTTAGTTTATTAGTTGAAAGACATTCTGGGGTTAAACAAACATTCACAACTAACACAACATCTGGAGTACAAACATGGGTTAGAAATTATTCAAATGGCGTATGGGGTTCTTGGACACAACAAGCTTTTGTATTAAAAGGAACTGCTGAACCAGACCCAACTGTTGGTACAGATGGAAATATATATTTAAAAATTGAAGCTTAGGAGGTAATGATATATGGCATTAGTATATTCTCAATCTTGGACAAATCCAACTTCTACAGCTAACATATATATGGATGTTTATAGAAATGGTGCAACACTAACAGTTAATGCAACTGTTGTTTGTACTTTAACTTATTCTAGTGGATATATTAACTATGATGGTGAAATTAACTTTAATATGTGGCATGGTGGGGCTAGTGCTAGTGCAAATATAAAAGGATATTCAGATAGATGGGCTAAAAACACAGCAAGAACTAGAACTAGAACTTGTTCTATGAGTTTTGTAGATACAGGAAATTCATTTGATATAGGATTTAATATAACAATACCTTCTAATAGACCATCAGGGGCTGCATTTAGAACTGGAGACCAGTATCAAAGATTAGGAGCTCCAGGATATGCTGCTCCTAGTGCTCCAACATGGATTAATATAAATCCTAATCCTTGCGGTATAAATTCTGCTCCAACAATTACTTGGGGTGGAGCAAGTGCAGGAAGTTTAGGGGTATTAAGATACGATGTAGAAGTTAGGTCAACTAGACCAGATGGTTCTTGGACACCTTGGCTTACAATATCAGCGGGTCAAGATGGAACATCATATAACGAAATAGCTTTAAATGGAATGAGTGTTCATGGACAAAAGCCTTTTGCAGGCGTTAAGTATCAATATAGAATTCAATCATCTGACTACGCTTATGCAGCTTCTGGATTTGTAAATTCTCCACAATTAATTGTATCTTTTGACACTCCTACTGCTCCCACAAGTTATACTTTAAGTTCTACAAGTATAAAAAAGGATGGTTCTATTACAATTAGTTGGAGCGGGGCTACTGGTGGGTCAGGTTCTATAACTTCATATAATGTTAGTTACAGAAAATATAATTATAAAACTGCTACTTGGGGAGAATGGTTTACTACAAAAGTAAGTGTAACTAATTTTACATTAGATTTATCAAATCCAGCTGTATTATCACTTTTTGATACAGAACCTCAAAACGGAGATTTAATACAATTTAGAATTAGTACTAACAATAATTGGGGGCAACAAAGTCCTTATTTAACTACTTCTTCTATAAAAATTCGTGGTAATCAAATGTGGATAAAAGTTAATGGCTCTTGGGTTGAAGGAGACACATATTTAAAAGTTAATGGTAGTTGGGTAGAAGCAACTCCATATATAAAAGTAAATAATAGCTGGTATGAAAGCACATAAAAAGGAGTGGATAATATGAAACAACTAAAATTTCTAAAAACAGTATCTTTAGAAAGTAGACCAATATGGTATAAAGATTGTTGCTATGAAGTAGTAAGTGAAGGTAACAATAAATTAGGTCAAGATTTTTATAAAGTATTTTGTGAAGATTTGCAACTTAGGGGAATAGACAAGAATTTAGAAGGAAGTTTCTATACAATAATAGAAATTGCTGATAAAAAAGAAGAACCAAAAGTTGAAAAAATAAAAGAAGAAAAAAAAGAAATTGAAGTAGCAGAAAAATCAGAAGAAATTAAACCTAAAACAAACACACAAAAACCAAAATATAATGGCAATAAAAAGAAAAAATATACAAAATAATAAAGCATGAGGATTAGTTCTAAGCCATTTTATTTTAGCTAGACAATAAACTATATAGGTTAAAATTAAGGGAGAATTTAATTATTCTCCCTTTTCTTTTTCTCTCATAAAATTTTCAATTGATTTTAACATTTCATCATCTTCTATATAAAATAAATCATCTATATTATAAAATCTTTTTATATTTTCTATTAATTGTCCCAATCTCCAATCAGGAAAATTTTCCCATTGTTTTTCAATTTCCATTAATAAAAGTTTTATTCTTTTTGGGTCTCTCATAATGTTCTTCCTCCTTTTATTTTCTTTTTATTCTTTTTTAAATGGGTTAATATTTTTTCAATAGCTATTTTATTTTCAAAATCTAAATAACAGTCTGAACATTGTTCTTGACAATTAATACATTTATTCTCTAATACCCAATCTAGTGTATTCATTGCTTGATATATATTCATATATTTGTGTAAGTTTTCAATGCTTTCTTTAACTTTTAAAACTTTGATATAAGCCATTTGGTTTACCTCCTCTAATTATATTAATATATATCCTTTTCCGTTAGTAAATAACTTTGCATTATTATGGATTTCTGTAGCAGGTAGTATAATGTCACATATATCATATTCTTCTATCTCTATATCTTTATCAATAATTATAAATGGCGCTCTTTGCCCTTTTACACATTTTATTCTTGGAAAAATAGCAATATTAATGTGATAGTTTGTATCAATATAAATATCAACATCTCTAAGTTGTCCTATATCATTTTTTTGTTGTTGTAAATCTTTTACAATTTTCATACCTTCTTTTTTTCTTATCCAAAATATATAAAGAATATTTAATACTGCTTCTTCTATTTTATCTTCATTTTCAGACACAATAATAAATCGTAAAGTATTACATGCTTCTTTAGATAAATTAAACATATCTATCTCTCCTTTTCTAATAAAAATGCTGTTCCTATAGCAATAGCATCGCTCTCATCATCTTTTACAACTTCAATTCCATATTTATTTTTTACATAATCTATAGTTTCTTGTTTTTTTGCTTTTCTATCTAATGTCCTACTATTTGATAATCCTAATATTTTTCTCCATTTTGTTGTTCTGATAGTTTCACATTGTATATTGTTTCTATGAGCATATATCTCAATCATAAATTGCAATCCTAATAAAGATTTAGCTGTAGCTGCATTCATTGTAATTTGAACATCTTCAATTATCATGTTATTGGGTTTATATTTACTAATTAGTTTTTCAATTTCTTCCATAATAAAACTTACTCTTTCAAGAACATCTTTGCTTTTAAAAGAAAAAGCTCCATGTTCTATTAGTTTTCCATTATTAAATACTGCATATCCAGTACAAGTTGTACTTTCATCTAATGCAATTAAAATTTTACTCAAAAGCTTTCTCCATCCTTTCTTTTTCACGATTAATTTTTTCAACTTCATCTTCACCTAATAGTCCATTTTTATATTTTATACTTATACTAATAGCTTCTAATGTTTTGGCTTGAGTTTCTGGACTATTTATACCGAAGTTTTCAGCCAAATAATCTTCTATATATTCTTGCATTTCTCTTTGTTCTTTTCCTAATGCATCTAAACATTTTTTACAAGTAAATATTCCATTGTCTAATTCTAATAATTTATCTGTTGCACCACATTGTATGCATTTTTTATTTGTTTCCATATTTTACCTCCTAATTAATATTCCCAACCATCTATATTCTCTATATATTTATCTATTTTAAAATCTGTGGATAAATATATTTTAAAAATGTACCCATCAGACTTTTCGTTATCTACTAAAACTATTGAGTTATTAGGTATAAATTCTGTACAGTAATGGTCTATTGAATATGCTTTTCCTAAATAATAGTTATAGTTTTTTAATTTATTTATAATTGTATGGTCTAACACACCTATCTTATCAGCGGTACGAATATTTATATAAGAACATGGTAGTTTTTCATTATTTAATACTCTAAACATTTCTATTGCATTAAGATAATCCATACAATCTCTAATTTTAATATTTATTACTGTTTTTTGGTTAATAGATTTTATAAAATCCATAATTAACTCCTTTTTAATCTTATATTTTAAATTTAAACAATATTTAATAACTAGGCGTATAATTTGTAACATAAAGTATAAACATTGTTCTACGTCCATCCTCGTAGCTCCTAGACCTATTCTAGTAAAAATAATCACCAGAATATTGAAATCCTGGTGCTATTTTATATTATTCATCATTTTTCAATAAGAATTTTGGATTTATAACTTTAAATGATATATTATTATATATATCACGCCATACTTTTCCTTCTCTTTCTGTATTATATAAAGTAGACTTACCTTCTGCATTTTCTACCATTTTATCAATAGTATCTAACAACTCTACATTCTCATCAAGAATAGGAACAGTATTTATATTATAAGGTTTTAATATAATTTGCATATCTTTTGTATTGTATTTTCTACCTTCTATTATAAGATTAAAAGCAAAGAATTTATAACCCTCAATATGATATTTATTTTTTTGAATACCTTCTCCAGCTATCTCTCCTTGTAACACTACTTTATTCGCTCTATATTTTTTAGATAATTCTATTAATACTTTTTCAATATCAAATTGTTTTGCAATAGTCCAATATGAAGAATTATTAGGTGCCTTTAATCTTAAATTTCTTGAACAAACTCCAAAATCATATTGATTAAATATTCCTAAAGTTTTATGTTTTTCTATAAAGTAAGTAGCAGATTGACCGGTCGATTTTTTCTGTACTATTAAATAATGTTGTAGCATTTGGGTCATTAACTATCTCATAAAATTCTTCTGGCATTACTTGTAATCTTATTTCGTTTGTCTTCTTTATCCACTTTGGAAACCCACCTTTTTTAGGAATAGCAATTTGTTTATATAATTTTCTATACCATTTATATTTCATTAATATTTTGTGTATAGGATTGTTATTTTTTGCCATTGCTTCTTCAGCTAATTTTCTTTCTTTTTCTTCTTCAGGGTCATATTTGGTTGCTCCAATTAAAGAAGTAATGTCATCGCCCTCTTTTAATTTAGAGATTTTTATATTAAAATTTTGCTCTATCGCTTTTAAAGGTATAATTAACCCTTGAGAAATTTGTTTTCTTAATTTAATTGTTCTTACTCTATATTTTTTATCTTTTAAAAATTCAAACATTGGTATATTAGGTAATTGAGTATCAATTTCTACATAAACAATTAAATCTCCAACTTTATGATTTTCAGATTTAGATACAACAACTTTCCAACCTAATACAGTAGCTAACTCTATTTTATCTGCTCCACTTATCGGTTGCAAGTCTATTATTCTTTGAATACTTACTAATTTTCTTGCCATTTATTATTTACCTCCAATTTATTTGTTGGTACTTCCCCAGCCTCCATTACGAATACCTTCAGCATTATCGTCATCTGTTGTTAAATATTTTATAAACATACCTTGAGCAATACGGTCGCCTTTTTTAACTTCCCATTTTTCATCTCCATAGTTATAAAAGAACAAACCTATTTCTCCTTCATTATCTTTATTATTATAATAATCTGACTCTATCCAAGCTTGAGTGTTTGATAACATTATATTCTTCTTACCCATTGAACTTCTAACATTTAACAATAAAGCTTCATCATCTAAAAATTGTGCTTTTACTCCTGTCCATAACATATATTTACTATGTGGTTCAACAACAAAATCTTCTGGGCTATAAAAATCATATGCTATACTATATTGTGTAGCTCTTTTGGGCAAATCAAATTCTGGGGTTTTCATTTCATAACCTGTGCTTGTAATTCTACTTACATATTCAAATTTTCTACTCATTCTATAACTCCTTCTATAATAAAATAGAAAGATACAAAATATTTGGTATTGTTTAATTCATCTTTTATTTACATTTTTTTAATTTAAATAAAAATTACTGGAAGCGTTATAAACCGCTAATAAATTGTAAATTTTAACATTGTAATTTCTTCATGTTAATTGTAAATCTATTGATAAATTGTAAGTTGCTCGTATTATTTATTTCCTAAACTTACTCTTACATTTGAATATTGATTTTCTTTTTTTATTTTACATGTGGTCAAGACATAATGTCTCGGATAATAAATACCTTATATTTCATATCTTTCTTAAATTTGCTACAATAAAGTAGCAAGATTAATAACTAAATTTCAAATGTTTCTGCATTTAATTGGCTTATTTCTAATTCTAAATCTTGTATTTCTGTGGTTAATTTATTTTGTAAATCAACCATCATATCTTTATCATAAGCTAATTCTCTTGATGTAAAATAAGAATTATTTGTTTCACTTGTTCTTTTTTTAGAAGGATTTTGTTTAGCTAATCTTTTAACTAAATTTAAAACCTTTCTTTTATTTTGTATTTCAGCTATAGTTTTTTGTATAGTATTTCCATTTTTTAATTTTAATGAATTATTTCTTTCAAATATAATTCCTTTTAATTGTGTAATTTCGTTGCCTAATTCTATATATCTGTCAAAATCATCCTTAAAGTAAGGATAAAACTCTAAATCTTGGCTTTGTCCATCTAATTCTATTACAGTAACATTCATAGATTGAGTTTGTAATTCATAACTTAATTCTGTAAATTCACTTTCTAATTGAGATACTTTAGACATTAAGTCTACTAAATTTGTTTTCATATAAACACACTCCTTTAATTATTTTTTTATGTAAGCCGGCTGCAAACCAAACAGTCGGATTTGAACATTAATAATATTCTTTTTTATGTTGAGTAAAGTATCAACAATGGCATATTCAATCCCATAAATTATAAAAATATTTAGCAAATAATTTTAAACCCTTTTGTTTCATATTATATTTATATTTGTCTATTTGTGTTTCTCTATCTAAATATTTTTTTACTATTTCATTATTATCTGTAAATTCTCCCCATATTATACTATCATAAACATTTTCATATTCATTTTTTTCTGAACAACCTTCCTCTGTACTTTCAGTAAAATAATATATCATTCTTTCTAATTCTATATTCCATAATTCTTCTGTCATATCTACAGGATAACCATGTTTATTTTCTTTTAAAGATTGTATCATAGGAATAACAACTCTGTCAAACCATTCATCTATTGCCCAACAATCACAGTCAGCATATCCTCTAATTCCTCTTTGGAAAAACCATTTAATTTCTCTCGGTAAATATTTAATAAAGTCTAATATTCTATAAAACATAATTACCATTCCCTTTCATCACAATGAATTCTATTATATAACATTTGTGAGTATGTTAAATTATTACAATATCCATTTAAATTGTTAGGACATTCTAAGTTCTCACATTTTACTTTTTCTTTATCTTCCATATTAAATACCTCCTTAATCATATGTAAGCATAATGCCTTCATACAATATACAAAGGCATTACAATAAATAAGGGCTATAAATTATCTTTCTACTTTATTTTGCCCATTGGCGGCGCCAGTATGGACTTGAACCATAATTAATGAGTTTGGAGCTCATCGTGTTACCATTACACTACCGACCCATATAAGAAAGGCATTAATTTGCCTTACTTAAATTAAATCTGTTCATTAGTCCAGCTTTAGTTAATTCTTTCTTTAATTCTTTCCAAGATTTAAGTGTTAAAAGAAAAGTTCCTTGTTTTGCTATGCCTATCATTCTAATCTTTTTGTTTAAATTAAAGGCTGTTATATCTTGTAATGAGACTTCTAATTCTTCTACAAATCCATTTTCATAACTTTCTTTAATCTTTTCTTTTTTGCCAGTAATATTATCTGTGTATTCTAATGTTCTTTCTGCAATTTTTCTTGTTTGTATTTTCATATCAATTCCTCCTAATTTATTTTTTTTATGTAATGAGATAAATTAAACACTATCGGAAAGGAGGTATAATTTATTACATTAAATGTAAAATTGTATAAACTTATTTTGAATAGATAAGTAACTATTTGCATTTAATTTATCTCTTTGGCTCGGAAAGCTTGATTTGAACAAACAACTTAGTGGTCAAAGCACTAAATGATACCATTTCACCATTTCCGAATATATTTAGTTGGGCAGGTCGGCGTACCCTGCATCTCTTTCAAGACCTATAAATGACCTTCTTGCGTTGCTATTACTAGCCGAGCGAGGAACATTTTATATTTATAGGCGTGATAGCTGCCTTTCTATCCTCCAACTTATGTAATGTAAAGGGGACTGATAATAATAACCTTTACTCCGTTACTTTCTAAATGTGATGTGTATATACTTGCTTTATAGCACATCTCAGATTTTACTTTTCTATTGGTATTCACAGCAAGCGTGATACTTTTCAGTTTTAAATTTAAACAAACTCAAAAACAACTAACTTTTGTTTGTTTACAGAACTGACCTTTGTTTTCGTGGCACATTTTCTCGGGTGTATTCATAGTACCATATATCTGTAAAAGTTTTATCTAAAAGTTATACACCTTTAAACTTTTAAATTTATTTTAGTTGATTTGTCTTACTCTGACCGTTAAGACATCGGTAGAATTAAGTCTTACCTTAACTCTATATACATTATAACATATTTTATAATGAATGTCAAGTATTTTGTAAAAGTTTTTTAAAAAATTTTTCTAATGTCTTATATTTGAAGTCATTTAGGTATCTTAAATTATCTTCATTTATAGGATTTCCCAAATGTGCCTGTTCAATTCTATAAGTCTCTTCATCATATTTATTGCACATTTTTATAGCTTCTTCTACTGGTAAATAATCCGTACCAATAGAATTAAGATTTTGTTTGAGATTTATTAGTATATCTGGAATTTTAGAAATATAACAATCTTTTATCGGTTCTTTACTTATCACATATCTTGCTATAAATTCATTTAACCTCAAACAGTGTGATAATTGCTTGCCATCAAATCCATATTTATTAATTTTTTCTATTAAATTAGGATAAGGGTGACATAAAGCTTTAACTTTCTCTTTGCTCATTCCTACAATACAACGTAAGAATTGGTCAGGATTTATATTTACAATATCATCTCTGTGTTTAATTAATTCATCAACTAAATTTTTATACTCTGGATTAATAATTATAAAATCTGAATATAATAATTCTATATAACTTATATTTTCTTTTTGCCACATTTCACACATTTTTCTAATATCTTTAGTGTCAATATGTTCTTCATTTTCTAAAATATAAGTATAACTAAAAGGAGATTTGCTATGAACAAAATCTTCAAATGAAGGCAATACAACTGCTTTACTATCTATATCTGATTTTTCATAATCTAAATTATAGTTGTAAGAACCTTGGTGGGCAAGAAAGACAACTTCGTGTCCTTGGTCTACTAAATAATCATAGTGTTCTTGCAATCTTTTCATTACTTTTTCTTTTCTATTCATACAAATCTCCTTTATATTTTAATCTTCTTTTAAGATAATTTTATTTTCAGCTAAAGATTTTTTACAATCTATAACTCTTTGATTTGAGGAACCTCTCCATTTTAATGTCAAATCTTTTTTATCTTCTTCGAATTGCCCATCTACTAAAACATCTATATAATCAAATATATTATAATTTTTCCCCATTTTTAATATGTCTTCATATTTAAATCCAGTCCAAACCCATATTGATTTTTTAGGATATTTAAATTTAAAATATTGACATAACATTGATACACTTTCTATATTATTTGGATGTAAAGGTTCTCCACCAAGCACAGATAAACCTGCTATATAATCTTTATTTGCCAACTCTATTATTTTTTGTATCTCTGCCGTAGTAAATTCTTTTCCACCATTAAAATCCCAGGTTTCTTGATTAAAACAATTTTTGCAATGGAAGGAGCAGCCTTGTACAAACAAGGATACTCTTACTCCTTCTCCATTTGATATATCCATTTTACGAATTTTTGCATATTTCATTGTTATTCCTCCAAATCTTTATTGTCAAGATGGATTATTCTTTCCTTAATTTCCTCTGTCCTTCCTTTGTTCCAGAAATTAGTTCCAATATACGTTTATACCCTCAGTTTCCTGATATTTTTATTAGGGACTAGACTATACCTTCTATACCTCGTACATTTATTTGTTAAGGCTATAGTGATTATTGTAGTCGTTGCACCTTCTTACTAACTAATTCAAATATTTCTTGCTTCCTTTTTTCTGGGAGACTTGGTTCTTCTTTAGGAAACATAAAATCTTTAAATAAAATTTTTTCTGCGCACCATCTTGCATATTGTGCCTCTTCTTTATAGTTAAAACTTCCAAGATGTAATTGTTTTCCATTTTGTTTTATTTTTGCAATCCATTTATCCTTTATATGATAATACCCTTTATATATTCCTATATTCATTTTGTTTTCTTGCTTAGTGCACACTCTAAGATTAGATTTTCTATTATCTAAACGATTACCATTTATATGGTCAACAAATGTATCTACTCCTAAAATAACACGATGAAGAAATAAACTATGCTGATTATTATTTATTACATATCCATTACAATTTATTCTCCATTTGATATTCTTAACCTTATCTATGTCATCAATATCAATTATTGCATAATTAATTACATTATAATATTTATCATATAAACAAATCTTTGCAAAATTATTTTCAATTATAATTTCGTTTTTATCTCTTTGAGTTCTGGGAGAATTATCTAAAAAACATCCAGCTCTTTTAAATTGCTTATAATGCTTATTACAAACAATTTTTCCATCTGCTTTTAACTTTTTTCTCCACATCCTTCCACATACTTCACATTTATGTTCTAACATTTTATCACCTACTGTCTTATGTGTATTTTAGTTAGTAAGCTTGGCTCAGGATTGCCATATCATTATTGACTTAGGTTTCCCCTGAATTTCAATCATTTTTCTGCGGCAATATGTCTAATTTTTACCGCAAGTTCTACGAGCCACATTCATTTTATCATGGTCTTTATTGCCGCAATTAGGACAATACCATTCTAATTTATCATCAATAAGAATTTCACCGTCATATCCACATACCTGACAATAATCAGATTTTGTGTTTAATTCTGCATACATTATATTATCATATATAAATTTAATAACTTCTAACACTGCTTCAATATTTCCTTGAAGATTTGGGCATTCACCGATAACTTATCGCTCCTCCTGGAGATAATTTTTGAAATTCACTTTCTAATTTTAGTTTTGAAAAAATATCTATTTCTTCAAATACAGGTACATGATATGAATTTGTTATATAATCTCTGTCTTTACCATCTAATTCTACAAATAAATCATCTCCAAACCTATCCTTTAAACATTTTGCAAATTTATATGTTGTAGACTCAATAGGAGAACCGGTATACTGAGTAATCAATATTTTCAGCTTGTTTCCATTCATTACATTTATCATTTAATTTTTGCATTACTTTTATAGCAAAATTATGCCCTTCTCCATTATCTGTATGGCTATGTCCTGTCATATATTTAACACATTCATATAATCCTGCATATCCAAGTGATATTGTTGAATATCCATCATGTAATAATGGTTTTATGCTTTCTCCTTTTCCAAGTCTAGCAAAAGCTCCATCTTGCCATAAAATAGGTGCAATATCACTTTTTACTTTACTTAATCTTTCGTAACGGCATTGTAATGCTTTATGACATAATTCAAGTCTTTCTTCATATATTTTCCAAAATTCTTCTATATCTCCACCAGAAAATAATGCAACATCTGGTAAATTTATTGTAACAACCCCTTGGTTGAAACGTCCATAGTATTTACCAACATTTTCTTTATAATTTAAAGCTTTTGCTATGTTTTCTTTAGTTCTACTTGGTGTCAAAAATGACCTACATCCGCATGCATGGGTAACATTCCCCTATTCCATATTGGTTTATTTTTAATTGTTTCATTATTTTTTCAGATATATAATCAGGTACCATTCTTTTAGCCGTACATTTTGCTGCAAGCTTTGTTAAATACCAATATTTACTGCCTTCGTGTATATTGTCTTCTTCTAAGACATATAATAATTTAGGAAATGCTGGCGTAATATACACACCTTTTTCATTCTTCATACCTAGCATTCTTTGTTTTAAAAATTCTTCTATAATCATTGCAAGTTCTTCTTTATATTCTTCTGTCTCTCCTAGATACATACATACTGATAAGAAAGGTGCTTGCCCATTAGTATTTGTCATAGATAAAACCTGATAGTTAAATGTTTGAACTCCATCTTCTATTTCTTTTCTAGTGTCTTGCATAGCAAATTCTTTACATTGTTCTTCTGGTAATTTTCTATCTTTATATTTTTTATAATATTTGTTATAACTATCTCTTACGAATGGGGCTAAATGTGTTAAACTTATTGTACAACCACCATATTGACTAGAAGAAACACCTAAAATAATTTGAGTTGCTATTGTACAAGCTGTTAAAAATCTATGTGGTTTTTCTATCATTACACCATTCATTCTAGTTCCGTTTTGTAACATATCTTCTAAATTAATTAAACAACAGTTGTTCAGAGCATTCTGACCAAAGTAATCCATATCCAATGTTATTAATAACATCTGACTATATCATCAACTTATATTCTATAACCAAATATAAGTTGCTAGGCACTTCGCAATAAGGAGTTTCACCTTAAAGCTACTCTACTCGTTTATTCTTATAAGTATTTCTCTTATAATATACTTTCGATAGTCGATTGACTTTATTGTTTAATATTCTTTCAAACAATCTTAGCACAGGATAATTTTATTAAAAAACTTCCCCTGTTAGCCAACTTATTAACTATCATTTCCTATAGCTACTTTATCGTTAAGTTGACACCCTAGATTTCTAGGTTCACCTAGTTTTTCATAATAAATTTCTTTATTAAGCCACAATTTCTTTATGGAAATGAATTATTCCTTCATCATGAGCCTTAACAACATCCTTTGGTAACAATAATCTTCTGCTAATATCTGTACTGGTAATACCTGCTAAATAATCTCTTTGTGTTGTTACAACTTTAGCATTTTTATTAGAATTTTCATTATTCCAATAATCACTATTCCCGCCAATTAATTCTTTAATTTCATCATCTGTAGTATTAATAGCTCTTACTATATTCTTTTTTTCTCTATAAACAATATATTGTTTAGCCAATTCAAATTTGCCTATTTCCATAAGTTGTTTTTCAACAATATCTTGTATTTCTTCAACAGTAATTATGTCTTTGTTTAATGCTTTAATATATTTTACAATTTCTTTTTTATTAGCAATACTTGCTTTTTCTCTGCCTTTTACATCTCTATTTGCTCCAGAAATTGCTTCCATAATTTTATTAGCATCAAACTTTACAATTTGCCCATCTCTTTTTTTAACCTGCATATCCTCACTCCTTTACAAAAATTGTCTATAAGAGATTTATCTCATACCTATATTATATCATATTTTACAATGAATGTCAATACATTTTATAAATTTTATTGAGATAATTCCGCATTAAAATCAAACTCTAAACATTTTCTACTAGCAAGATAATCGCACATATGAACAAAATTTTGAAAATATTTCTAATCTATTCATTCTATAATTCCTTTCTATAATGTTTTGAATAATTCCTTCCATTGTTTTTTAAAAATTAAATTCCATTGCTCTTCGGTAAATTTAGGCATTGTTTGAAACCAATAAAATAATTTATCGAAATCATCATCATTAAATTCATCTTCAAAATCCCAAGGATAAATATATAATATTTCATAAAAACCTTCTTTACTTACTGGTTGTGCATATAATGCGCTCTTTATTACTGTATCTAAATCTACCCCAGCAAATTTATTATTAATCCACACACAAGGTGCATGATTGTCATCATTCCATAATAAAATTCTATCCTTCATTTAAAATCTTCCCTCCTAGACATTCTCTACATATAGGAATATAATATTCGCCTACAAGAATATCTTCTTTTTTATTTTTTATTGAATAAGTATAATTTGCATTAATTCTATCACAGCATATACATTTAGCTTTTAATATTTCTATATCTGTAGCAATACACATAATATCTTTCATTAATCCAAAAGGTTTTCTTTCTGAGGTTAAATTTAACCCAGCGATTATAAAATCATATCCTTTTAAATATAAATCTACAATTATAGAAATATCTCCTGTTAAGAATTGAGCTTCATCAATTACTATAGTTTTAGTATTATTATCTATATGCTGCGGAATTTCTTTTAAATCATCTATTAACAAAGCCGTATATGTCTTTGAGGTAGCTCTACTCTTTATTATACCTTTATCTCTAGTATCAATATTAGGTTTAAATATTTTAACTGTATTCATATCTAGTGCTTTTAATAATTCAATAAGTTCAAAACTTTTACCAGAAAACATAGCCCCCGTAATTACTTTAATCATTATTTTTTACCACCTTTAAAATATTTCCATACATTTCGTTGTATTCTGTAGGAGATAATCTTTCTATACATTCTTCAATAGTAGCTTCTTCATAATATATTTCTATATTACTACAACGTTCTATTTGGTTAAATTTTATTTCTGGAATAAATGCTGATGCACAATCATATAGGAATATATAACCACAAGAATTAATTTCTTTTTGCCATTCTTCTATTTTATTCTTTATTGCTTTTTTTACTTCATTTCCTACATCTTCTTTTTCACATATTATATATGCAGTTCTATTATCCACTTTTGCATTTACTGGTCTCATTTTTTTTGATAAAAATTGTTTTCTAAATCCTTCTACTGTATAAGAATATTCAACTCTATATAATTTCATTATTTTTCCACCTCATCAACGTGCGCTGCTATTAAATCAGCTAGATGTAACATCATAGCAAATGGATATTTATCATAAGCAGCACCTAAAGTATTCCAATCTTGTTGCCCACTATAAGCGCCCATATGCCATCTAATTGCCATCCTTTCATAAGGATAAAGTTTGATATATTCAGAAACCATTAAGACTGACTTTTCTCCATGCCCATAAGGTATTTTATCATCAATAGTATAATAAGGAACTTGTTCCCATTTTCCTGTTTCTTTATTTTTTACGTTTCTTGTATCTTCTACATAAAAATATGTTTTACATATATCATGTAATAAAGGGCAAATAATATAACTTGTTTCATCAATTTTTTCATCTAGCGGGAAAATTCCACTATTTTTTAACTTTAAAAAATTCTCGTAAACATTTAAGCTATGAAGTAATAACCCACCTTTGAAAGCACCATGAAATCTTGTGCTAGATGGAGCAGTAAAAAAATCTGATTTTTCTAAAAAGTTAATCAAATCTTCAATTCCTTCTCTTTTTGTATCTCTCAATAATTCAATAAATCTAGTTTTCATATTTTGAATATCTAAATCAGTTAGTTCCATAAATCTTCCTCCTCTCTATAATAAATATATGCATTTATCGCTAATAATACAGATAATATAGCTATAGCAATAAATCCAAATAAATTACCAAATAAAGCACACAACATTAAAATACAAAGCGTTGCAACTGCAAATAAAAAAGCTATAATAAGACCTATAACAATACCTATCCATTTAATTTTCTCAACAGTATTATTCATCTTTTTCAAACTCCTCTCTTATTATTCTTTTTACTTTAAATATTTTTGTTTCCCAATAAGTATCTTCCCAACTCATTTTTTCACTTTTTAATATTGTTACTTCTGAAACACCAAAAAAATAAGTTTCTCCATCAACATCTATAGAATATACATTATTACCTACGACATACCATCTGTGGTCTTCTCCGCCTCTCATGGTTCCAACATATTTTATATCTCTAAGAAATTCATAATCTGGCTTATCATAATAATCATCTACAAAATCTTCTACACAGGCAAAGTCTTTAACCTTTTCTTCTATTTTTTCAAATATTACATCAAATTTTTCATCTTGTTTTTTCTTTTCTTCATTTGATTTCTTTAACGCTTCTTCTAAATTTTTTATTGTGATTTTATCTATTGTATCATCAAGTTTCTTTGTTAAATCTAAATAACTCATACCTTACCTCCTTTTTATATATCATAACATATTTTCAAACAAAAGTCAATACTTTTTAATATTTTTTATAAATTAAATTTTCTATATTCCAATTAGAATATTTGCTAGCAAGATATTTTTCTGACTTTTCTTGCATTTTTAATTGATTTGCCCCTTCATCATGCTCTTTATGGCAGTCATTACAAGCAGTAAATATATTTTCTTCAATCCCGCATTCCACCTTGAGAACGCCTAATATAATGACAACAAGCGCATTCTACTGGGACATTTTTATGACAGAATATACACTTATGCTCATCTCTTTCCCATACTTTTTCTTTAACAGATTTTGGGATGCTTGTAGCTATTGTTCTTGTTTTCTTTTTAGTTGGAATAGATTTTTGTTCTTTATATTCTTTTAAAGTGCAAAATTTGCACTTTAAATAATCTATTTTAGACTTTATATTTGGGTGTCTGCAATAAAAGTACCTTTTATAATTCTTTGACCTAGTTGTTAAATATTTACAATTCATTATTTTCAACCTTCTTTTTGCAATCTTCGCATAAAGGCATAATCCAGCCACTATTAGTTAGCTTTCCTGGCTTTCCACATATTATACAGGTTTGCATACTTAACTTTTCATATTTAATAAGCCATTGGTTGTATTTTTCGAGAATATTTTCTGGAACTCCATTGTCATACCATCTTAATTCTCCGCCACTTTTCTTTTATTTGAGTGATTTTATATTTGGCTTGATAATTAGCTTTTCTTAATATTTGGTCTAATTCTTCTACCATTTGTAAACCAAAAGTTTTTCTCCAACCTTCAGGTAAATCATCAAGCCAAGTTAATTCATCGTCTACTATTTTATTAGTCCATACATTTCTAAGTTGTAGCCATGGATATTTTTTAATTAATTCCTTACTTGTCATTTTTATTATATCCTCCTGATTTATTTTTAGGTTCCCAATTATCAATCATATCTTTTATTTCTTCTTTAGTCTTAACAGGTATTCCAGCATCTATACATTCTTGAACGACACCTTCAATTAAGTCGCCCATTTCTTTAGCATTTAAAGTATGTGTCCTTTTATAAAATAAATATTTATTAAATTTTATTCCACCCTCAATACAATCTCCAAACCATTTTGCATATTCATAAAATTTTGTTATATCAACATTCGCAGGTATTTTTACTCCAACACATTTATTTTTCTCATCTCTTTCAATAGTTCCATATTGTAAATTCATTTTAATTTTCATTTCATCATCAGAAATCTTATAAAATCTAGCGAGCTTATTAACTAAAAAGTGAAAATAAGCATTAGCATCTAAGCTCCTTCTGTTATAAAGTCTTTTTATTTCTATGAACATATTCTTTTGAGATTTTAAAAATTTTTCTAATTCTTCTAATATTGTATCATTATCTGTAGATATAGTTATATCAACCATATTTTCAGGGGACACATCTATATTTTTAATTTTTCCTAAAAAATCCATACTTGTGTCCTCCCCTTATTTGTCTATAATTTTATCTATAACACCTAAATCTAGCGCTTCTTCTGCGCTCATAAACCAATCTTTTTTATGTTCATAATGCCATTTTAACTCTTCACTAGGAATATTTGTGTCACTTAAAATTAATTTGTTTACTTGCTCTTGGTTTTCTCTAAATTCATTTGTGTAATCTTTATGTGTTGTAAGATTATTATAAGAAGCATTATAAGAAAGTTCATGTACCATAAACCTTGCATTTGGATAGGCAAATCTATGTTTTCCTGCTCCTAGTATCACAAGTCCTGCGCTATAACATTTTCCTAAGACATAAATATCAACTGGTGTTTTTGAGTATTTAATAGTGTCATAAATTGCTAAACTTTCTTCTACATTGCCTCCATTTGTTGTTAGAAACAAATTAATTGGGTCTGCTTTATAATAAATATCTTCTATTCTTTGTTCTGTATCATAATTATTAATTTCTATTATTTGCCTTATAACTTCTTTAGATATTTCTTCTTCTATATCTTCATTAATATAGATATTTCTTCTTTTATAATTAATTTCTTCAGCCATTTTTTATCCTCCTATTTAGAATAAGGTAATAATTCCATATTAGCTATATCTTTACTAAAAAATATATTTGTCATTGGATTATTAGAAAATTCTTTATAATATTCTATTGTTTGATTTATATCAGTAATATTTTCAATTAAAGCATATTCTTTAATCTCTTGACATTGAGAAATAGAAATTTGTGCTAAATTGTATTTTCTTTCAAATGTTCTATAATCACAATGTTTAAAACCTACTGCAAACAATTCTATTGCAAGAGCAGTTACACATATTATAAAAATATAAACAGAAATACTATCAAATTTCGATATACATATACACATCCATAAAAAACTCAATATCACTAATATTATTGTAATAATTAATATACCCATATTTTACCTCCTATGCAATACAGGCTAGCCAAATACCTAATCCTGAAATAACGATGACTCCAACTATTACAATACATGCTATAATAGATTGTTTTCTATCTTCTTTGTTTGTTTCTTCTTTTGCTTTTTCACCATCTTTTAATATTTCCTTTATCTCGTCTTGAGAATACCCTCTTTCTTCTAATTCTTTAGCAATATCTTGTTCTGTGACTTCTTTACTATTGTCATTTCCATTATCTTTCATACAATTAAAAGCCCACATTGCAGTCCAAAAATTTGGTCTAAATATATTTGTAGAACTATAAGAACTAAAATGACTAGGATTAGTATTTACTGTCTGTGTTTTTATATTACTAGAATTATATTTACTTGTGTATGTTTTAGGTGTAGTATAAGTTTTTGGTGTTGAGTAACTTTTTGCTCCAGTAATTGTTCTTGATTTACTACTTGAAGTAGTTGAGTGTGAACTTGAAGAATGTGTTGTAGAATGAGTAGAAGTATGTGGTGTTGAATGGGTTGTAACATGTGTAGAATGTGAAGAATGAACACTTGCCCTCGCATATACTGGAATTGCTATACAAGATAATACAGCTACTAAAATTAAAATTTTACAAATTATCGTTTTCATTATACATTTCCTCCTTTAAATCTTTTAAAATTTCTTCTATTTTATTAATACTCTTTTTAAACTTATTTGCCTCAGTGTGTTCTTCCATATTCTCATATAAATCATGTTCTAACTCTTGGCAATAATTAACCCTCCATACTAATCTTTCTTTCAATTCTTTATTTTCTTTTCTTAGTTCATCTTTTTCTTTCCCTATATTTTCTATTTCGTTCCTTAAACTATCAACTAAAATATTTACATTTTCTATTTTATCTTTTAAATAACTAGCTAAAGTATCTATATATCCCGTTAAAGTATCATCTATATTTTCCAGCCAATTTTCTGACCAGACCCAATCTTCATTGTCAATATCTAAAAGATAACCTAAATTTACGTTATCTATTCCAAATCCTTCTGTGACATTAACTATGTGAGCTATAGCACCCTCATACGCAAACATTTCTGGGGCTATGCCAATTTCTTCATCATCTAATTCTTTTAAATTTGTTTTAATTCTTACTGTGTCTCCAACTTTCATATTAAATCCTCCTAATCTTTCCAATCTTTTCCACATTCAACACACTTAAAACTATCTCTATAATTCCAAGTTACCGAAGTAATTTGATAATGTTCTTGATATTTTACAAATGTAGTACATTTATGTTCGTTTTTATTTTTAATATTTGGTTCCAAAACTCCTAATATTGATATTCCTATAAACATACACATTGCAATAATTAAAATAATAATTAATTTAATTTTATTATTCATATCAAAACCTCTTTATTTGTTAAATCTATTATACACTTTTTCTTATTAAATGTCAAGTGTTTTTGAAATATTTTTATAAATTGTACTATTTCTTAATTCTGACCAATGAAATTTATTGTTTTCAAGTATAAGAAAATGCCCCGTAGATTTAACATATTTGTCTATAACTACAGAGCCATTTTTTAATATACAATATATTTTTTGACCTTTTTTAAAATTATGATGCACCATTTTATTGTTCACTCACTATATTATATTCGTTTATAAAATATTCTTTGTCACTATTTGATTGTTTCCATTTACCTTCTTCGTCTTTAATCCATTTCCCTTCTTGTGAAAATAATGTTACATTTAAAGTATCGCCTTTACTAAATGGTTGTACTTGGAATATCTTATTTCTAATTTTAGTTTGTTGATGTGTTCCAGTATTTATTTTATATAAATCTAATATTTGACTATTGTTCCTAGGTGTTATATCACTTACAAACCAATAGCTTCTATCTATATTCTCATCTATTATATTTACATAACCATAATATTCTAATTGATATTTTAATTTATCATATGTTGATATGTCTTCATTAGGAATTTTATCTATTAAATCACTTAGACATTTATAACTATCAAATCCAGAATATTGTTTGTCTGTTTCTTTTGCACAAAATTGTTTTAAATATAATTTTTTAACTAGATAATTTTTGTCTTTTTTTATTGTTTTTTTACCATATAATTCATTATATATATCTAAGAATTTTAATATTTTTCCTATAGTTCCAAATTCACTAAAATAATCTAACTTTGCTAACACAGTTAAATCTGATATACCTATTTTTTGTTCTTTACAATCTATTAATAAATCTAAAAAGGTAGGGTAATTTTTATCTTTTAAAGAGTATAATTTGTCGCCGATTGTTTTAGATAAGCCTTTGATACTAGATATACCCTTATAAATTGTATTAGTGTTTTTATCACAAGAATATTCTCCAAATGAATATCTAAATTTTGGGCTAGATAATTTAATTTTAAAATATTCTAATTCGTTTGTTAATTTGTTTGTTCTATCAAAATCTCCTTGATAAGAATTTAAGGCTACTGTATAATATTCTAAAGGATAATGTGACTTTAAATAAGCACCATAAATACTATCATAAGCATAAGCAAGAGAATGGGAACAATTAGAAACAACCAATCCACTTTCACTTATAAAATTATGAGCCGGACTTTCCATTTCAATATCATATACATTATCTTCTCTCAAATATTCTATAGATACAATCTTTTCAATTTTCGTTGGAATTCCTTTTTCCATAACTTTTTTTCTACCTTTTTTATAGTGTATTTTTTTATGACAATTATTACATAGCCACATTAAATTATCTCTATCATTGTGTGTTCTGTCATGGTCAATATGATGCAATTCAAATTGTGAGTTATCAAAAGGTTTATTACACATAGCACATGGGTTGTTATTTTGAATATTCTCTTTATAAATAGCTTTAAACTTATGGCATTCTCCATCTTCTTTTACTTGAAAACCTTTTTCTCCTTTTTTTGGAATATTACTTTCGAAAATACCATTCGTAAATCTATAAATATCTGGAGTTTTTTCATACACTCCTTTAACATATAGACTATCTCCTACGGATAATTCTTCTAGTTTTTTCTTACCGGTTGGGGTTGGAAAACTATGGTTTAAAGTACAATCCACATAACATCCAGAAGAAGTTTTGACTCTATAAATTTTTTGTTTACCAGTGAAATATATATCTACTATTTTGTTTTTATAAATTCTGTTATCATCAAACATAGAAAAAGCATTTCCATATCCTAAATTGTTATATTTTTTATACAAAGAAACATGACCTGTTTTTTTTGCATATTCATAATCATTTTTTATTAAATACATTTCTTCTATTGTTGGATTAAAAGTATTTGTTTTTTGTCCTAATCTTTGAATTCTAGTATCTCCTGCTAAACAATTGAAAGAATATCTAGCAGCATCTTCTACTATTTGCCAACTTTCTTCGAAATGGTCTTGCTTTCCTACTTGTTTTATCCATCCTTTTAACAATTTGTCTTTTAATTCCTTTAATTCTTGTTCTTTAAATTTTTTCTTTGCTATTTTCTTTATAATACCATACGAATTATCTTCTTTAATTCCTAGCCAAATAAGATATTTCATTATTAATTCTTGGTAAATCATTCTATGAGCACCATCAATTAATAATTCATCTAATTGTTGTACCCCAGTAGTATATGGTTTTCTATGAATAAAATCTTGTAATAAGCTAGCACAACCAGGTCTAATACAAGCAACAAATGCTGACATTTCAGCTACTGAATGTGGTTTATAAGTTTTTACTAATCCTGTTGCATAATCACTATCTGCTTGATTTATACTACAAGTTAGTCCTTTTTCATATATTTCCCATGTTTTATCATCTAATTTTTTATTTAATTCAGCAATACTTGGAGTTTCTATATTAGCTAATTTGCAAGTATCATTTATTAAAGACCAAACTGAAACAGTAAGTAAGTCATTTTTTAAAAATTTATAATTATCACTTTCATAACTTGTAATATTAGCACAAATTACATCTCCAGCTTTTATTAATCCAACCTCTCTACTAATAGGTTTATCCATTAATAATGTACTGCAAGGATGTTGTGACAGACTTTCTATTACTCCTACAAAATGCTGACTTTCATCTATTAATTTTTTCCATTTCTCATCTTTATAATACATACTTTCAGTATAAGGTTTCTTAACTTTGGATAATTCTGCTAAATCCATAGCAACAGCATTATATTCATTTATATTCAACCCTTCTGACTTACACCATAATCTAAAAGCACTAGATGTTTGTAAAGGTTTATAAGCAATCATCCAATAGCAGCCATCTTTACCTAAAAGCTCTTTTGAAGCTTCATAAAAAGGCTGTGTATCAGCACAATTAAAATCTATATCTGGCAATGAGTGACTTTCAAGTATTCTTGTTTTACTCATAAATCTACTTGGAAATAAAGTGATAGGTGCTGAAATTCTATCTATATTTGTAAATCCTAATAACTTATTAATATAGAAGCTTGGGGCAGAACCTCTTCCTGTTTTAGTTATAACTCCATTATATTTTTCTACAGATTTTCTTATAATATAATAATTCAACAAAAAATATTCTGCCATATTGGTATCTTCCACTACTTTTGTTTCCGCTCTAATTTCTGATAAATATTTATTCCATTCTGATTTAGGTATATTGTTTCTTTCTTTAATCCAAGCTTTATTTAATATTGTTTTTAATTCTTTTAATGGATTATTAGAGATTATAGGCATTTTTATTTCTTTATCTATATCTAATTTTTCAGCTTTATCAAAAGCTAAAGTATTTTGTAAAGCTTCTTGTATTTGATTATCATTTAAAACTCCTTGTTTTTTGTATCGTTCGATTATGGTATTACTATCAGGATAATCTAAAATAAAGTTATCTTCCTCTGGATAATTTAAACCTTTTGCTTGTAAAAACTTATTTCTATATTTTGCATCTTCGGGGAAAATATAATGAGAGTCATTGGCATGTATAATAGGAATGTTATATTTATTATGATAATATAAAATAATTTTATTATAATTAGCTTGAGTTTCACAAGGGTGAGATTGAACTTCTAAATAAAAATTATCTTTAAAATAATTCTTCATTTTTAAAATCCATTCATCTCTTCCTTGTTTTTCTCTTAGTCTTCCTGCAACGCAAGCTGTTGTAACAATTATATTTTTAGGATTTATAGAAAAAAGGAGCTCATCATCTATTCTAGGTTTATAATAAATTCCAGTTTCTTGACTCATAGATAAAAGATAATTTAAATCTTTATATCCTTCTGTGTTTAAAGCAATTAAGACCAAATGATAATTAGATTTGTCTTTTTCTTTTCTATCAGGAACATAATATGCTTCCATTCCAGAAACAACCTTTAAACCATACTTTTCTGCTAATGTCAAAGCTTCATATATGTTTCCATTATAGCCATGTTCTGTTGTGAAATATATTTTATGCCCTAATTCTTTAGCACGTTTCATATAATCTTCTGGTTTTACGACAACATCTAATGTCACAATATTTGAATAGTGACCGATGTTTATGATAATTTTCATATCTTTGCATTCTTATTTCTCCTTTCTGATAACCCTAATTCTTTTCTCTTGGCTAAGATTTCCCTTTCTGCATCTTCATATTTTTCAAAATTTCCTAAATAATACTTTTTCTTATTATATTTTATTAAAGCTTTCCATTTCTTTTCTTTTTTATTATAATAAACTCCTTTTATTTTATTTCCAGTATATCCAACAATATTATCCATATTTTCAGGATGTGTTTTATATTTAAAATTTTGTTTACGATTATCCGCTGGATTTCCATTTAAATGGTCTATTTCTAATCCATCTTTTTTACCCATAATTAAATTATGCATTAAAATATAAGAGTTATGAATTTTCCCATCTTCTATATAACAGTTAAGCCTAGTCCTCATATATCCATCTTGATGTTTGTGCCAACAGTAAGGTTCAATTAAAGGATAATCCTCTTTATCAATTAAAAATTTATCTCCATTTCGAGTAAATCCCATTATTGTAAAATCATCTATTTTTTCATATCTATTTTTATACTTATTGACTTTATTCTTTAACATAAGTTCAGACTTACTTATTTGTTTTAAATTCTTATAATAATAATTAGTGTTATCTCCATCTTTGAAAATAATAACATGTTTTGCTTTTATTTCTTCACAAAAGTATTCAAAAACTAATCTTGCTAAGGTAAAGCTTTTATAAATTTTATTATTAGACAATACAACTAATTTTTCATTTTTCTTATTTCTTTTGCAATTAAGTTCTTTCCATATTACCTTTCTATTTTTTTTATAACTAAAAACTCTCCCATAATTACTAATCCAATAATCTGGAAATTCTTGTATTTGCTTAATTTCTTCATCATCTTTTAATACAAAAGGGAAACCTTCTGGCAATTTTTTATTCATATTACACCTTCAAATTTAATTTCTTAACAAATTCTGTTTGTTTCTTTATTTCTTTAATCAATTCTTTTATATCTGTCTCATTATTTTGCACAAATTCTCTTGTTTGAGCTTTTAAATATCCATTTAAAACTCCTTCTAAAGTAACATAATATCCTCTATCTCTAAAAACTTCTTCTCCATATTTTTTAGATTTTTCATCTTGTATTTTATCTTTTTCTTTTAAAGTGTAACTATTACTATCAGCATCAATATAAAACTTATCATCTATTTTAATCATAATTTCCTCCTTATAATATACCTTGTTTTTTAAAATAATCATCTATACATTCTGTAGCCTTATTATCTATTTCTTTGTCATAATCATATTCTACAATGTAAATATAAATTAATTTAGAAATAGAACTGCCAGAATTAGTAGCCACAAAATTAATAACCCTCGCAGTTTTCCATTCTCTTAAAAAACTATTAACTTCCTTATCTAATTCAACCAATGAGTTCCCTCTAAAGCTTTTAATTCTCATTATTATCACTCTCCTTAAATTCATCTGAGAAAGCATCCATATAATGTTTATTAGCTATTTGAGCAGAAACTTCCAAAGGTTTATATTCATTCTTAAATTGGTTCCACACTTGTTCTATTCGGCTAATTTTAACTTTAATAGGTTGATTAGAATTACAGACTTCTTGGCATAAAGATTTAAATTGAGCTTCAGCAATTTCTGGTGGGGCTTGTAATCTTTGTCTTTGAATATTATTTCCTGTTTTTATTTCTAGAACATAATCTTCTATTGACATATTTGTAAAATTAAAATCAAAAAACATATTTCTATCCTCCTAATTAAATAAATCAGCATCTCCCCAGCCAGCAGAAACAATTTTTATACTAGGAACTTTATTATGAATTAAATCTTCACTATAAGTTCTTTTATAATAATTTAATTTATTTCTAATACTTCTATATCTATTAACAATAAATTCTGTATCTCTTTGCCCTGGTATAGTAAGTTCAACTGCAACTGTTTGAGCATGCTCTTTTAAAGCTTCATTAAAAATATCTTCTAACTCTGACATTTTTTCAATTTTTCTTAACATTTTATATTTCCTCCAAATTACTATTCATATCATTTTCAAAATCTTCACTTTGCATATATTCTAAATATTCTAAAATCTCTGTTCTTAATTCTTCTATATTATTATTCTCTGCTAATATTTTTTCCCATTTCTTAACTGTCTTATCATTCCTTGTTGCATTAGCAAACATTAAATATAAATCTGGGAATATAATATATTGCTTTTTATTTAACATTCTTTCTAAATACCCATCTAGTTTTGTATTATTAGAGACATAAGCATCAATGTAAGCTTCTCTAATATCTTCATTTGAGACATCATTTGCATCTAAAAAATTTTCAGCAATATTTCTAAGAGAGTCTTGTTCATTACTATACATTTCTTTTAAGTTTTGATAATCTTCACTTGCAACTATATTATATCTTTCTAATTTTTCTATGGCATCAAAAACAGAATTTTCAACTGAATTCTTTAAAAAATTTAAGTCGTTAATTTTTAAAGAATAATATACATCATCACTTGCATCTTTATCTGAATTTTTTCCCCAATCATAAGCATATTCATTCTCACTAGAATTGTCTTTTATTTTAACTCTAAGAGTTATTTTTTCATCCTGACAATTAATATATGTTAGTTGCAAAGTTACAACAAATGTTTTGTATTGAAATAAAGTCCAAGTTTTTTGCCACATCTCTGGATTTAAATAATTTTTTATAATAAAGCTATAATCAATATCATATACTTTTATAGCTGGTAATTTACTTTCCATAATTAATCTCCTTTAAATAAATTTAAAAATATTTTTTCTAAAACTTTAACAACTATACTATTTCCTGCCTGATTATATAAGTGAACATCATCATTTACAGTAGAAGCTTTTTCAAAATCACTATCTGAAAATCCCATTAATTTCCAACACATTTTTGGGCTTGGTTTATATAATTTATTGTTGTACCAGTATTTTTTATTATAATTTTGAACATTTCTACATGTTAAAGTCCCAGTTGTCTTTGTGGGCATAGTTATAGTATCCATCTCTGAAAAGTTATAAAGTTTCATTTTTTTTGTTCCAATACCTCGTTTTTCAGGCAAAGAATTAACATAATTAACAAATTCTTCTAATGTTGCATTTTTATTTTTTATCAATTTATATCTATTATAAAAATTATAAGTTATATCATCTTGCTCTCTAAAATCTAAGAAATCTTGTAGATTATTAGATTTTATTTTTTCTATAGGAAATTCAAAATTATTTTTGCCTAATATAGAAACACAAACAACTCTTTGCCTTTCTTGAGGTACTCCATAATAGCTTGCATTTGTTAATTTGATTTTACTATTATATCCAAGTTTTTGTAATTGATTAATATAATCATTTACAACATCTATATGAGGTTTAGATAGAATATTTTTTACATTTTCCCAAACGATATATTTTGGTCTCAATTCTTTAACTATCCTAATTGTTTCATATATTAAACTTGAACGTGTTCCACTTCCTTTAATTGCACCAGCCTGTTTACCAGCACTTGATACATCTTGGCAAGGACTCCCATGCATTATTAAATCAACTTTTATATCTTTATTCCATTTTGTTATATCTTGAGGCTCGAAATTTGTTTCGTTTATTGCATTATAAGATTTAACTGCATATTTATCTATCTCGACATAATCTACTACATTAACATTCATTCCTATATTTTTTAATGCTTTAGTACAAGCCCCAATTCTTCCAAACAATTCCAATATAGATATGCTCTCTCTCTCTTTCTCTCTCTCTCTTAGAGCATCAAGGGTTTTAGCGTTTTTATTTTCCATAATTCTATAATTCCTTTCTAATAATAACTTATTTCTTTTCCTTTTTCTCTTAATTCTAAATATACTGGAAATCTTAAACTTAAAGAATTATCCTTTTTATTTGTAGTTTCTTCAAAATATTGAACCGTAATTACTCTGCCTAATAATTCTTTTTGATTAGTCCAAAAATAATCTCTATCTTGGTCAGTAAAACCAGAACCGACTTTTACATTAAATCCTTTGTAATCAACTATAATAGCGCCCAAAGTTCCTTTATTCTTTCCAGTTCCTTCTTCAAACCCTATAATTTTTAAATCACAATCTTGCATTGCCTTTACTTTTAAAATATTTTTAGTTCTTTTCCCTTCATAAGCAGCATTTGCTAAATTTACCATAACTCCTTCGTGCTCTAATGCAATTTGTTTATCTAATTCTTGTTGGACTATTCTCTTGTCATATTTTCCATGATATAATATTTCTACTGGTTTTAACCAATCAGGCTCGATTTTTCTTAATTTTTCATAAACAAATCTTTTTCTGTCAAGACAATTTATTTCAGAATGTCCTATAACAAAATCATTTAATGGTACATAATCAAATATATTAAAAACGACATTGCTTTTATATTCGGATTTACTATTTACTACCTGAACTGTTTCTCTGTATAAATCTTTAGAAGGAATATTTTCTTTATTCAATAATAACTCTCCATCATAAAATCCATCTTTTAGTTCTTTTAATTCTTCTTCTATATCTTTTAAACCTTCAATTGGTTTACCTTGTCTTGAAAATATTTCTACATTTCCCTCTCTTACTTTTGCAACCGCTCGTATTCCGTCATATTTCTGTGTAATAATTATATCAGGCTTTTCTTTTTCTAGGGTTTCCATTCTATCCCAATATTTTTCAGCTAACATAACATTGAATTCAGGTATAAAATCTTTCCATACTTTATTAATTGTTTTAGCAGTAATGCCTAATTTTAACTCTTTAGTAAATATTTGTTTGTATATTTCTCTGTATTCTTCTGGCTGGTCTTTTATATATGCTTGAACATAAGCTATATCTTCATCTCTGCCTGTGTTATGGTCTATTAGATAATCGAAAATGCAAGTTATATCAAATGTCTTGATATTAAAAAGAGCTTTTGCAAAATCTTCAAGGCTCAAAAGTGCACTGTCTTCTATGCAAGGTTTGAGCCTTTTTGCTCCCCTTATTCTTATATTGCTCATATCTTTTCTCACTTTTTTACTAGACAATCCTGTAACAATAAATGGATTATATACAAAATATAAAACATCTTTAAGCATTTGATTATCTTTATTTTCTTCTAATATTTCTTGAAGTCTTTTTCCAGAATTAGCCTGCAATTCTTTTATTATTTTTATAACTTCTTCCATAACTCCTCCTATAAAATCCATTTATCATTATCTGTAATTTCTTCTTTTGGTGTGACTTCATAATAATCCGGACAATCACAGCCATTATAATAACAATATTCTACCAATCTAAATTTATCTTTATCTATGTCTTTTAAATATTTGCCAAATCTATCTTTCCATTTCTCTTTCTGTTCTTCTGTTAATTCATAAGATATACCATAATCGCCCATGTTTGAGCCATATTCACAATTTAAAATATAATCCAAATAAATATGACTTGCATGATTTCCATAAGTATTTTCCAAAGTAAAAGTATTTGGTGTTGAAGAATAAGCTTCAAAATCGTTATCAATTTTTTCAAAAAATTCTTCTAATTCAAACATATCATCAAATTTCATCTTCTCATAAAAATCATTTAATGGATACCTTATAACCTTTGCTCTTACATAATCACTCATTTTTATACCTCCTCTTTATTTATTAAAGTTATTATACACCTTTTTTAATTAAATGTCAATACTTTTTCAAAAAAATTAAATAAATTTTGAAAGTTCATTGTCAAGTTCTTGATTTTTTTTATCTTCTTCCAATATTTTTTGCATTTCTAAAAAGTCTTGGAAATATTCACAATGTTCTCTGTGGGAACATAGAAAATTACAATAGAAAGAAGTATAAGGTGTAATCTCTTTTGGTTCCCACCAATTTTTATTATCCTCAAACATTTCTATATCTTCTATTTTTGCTTGAATAAAAGCTTGGGTTTCTCTTTTTCTTTCTTCTGTAAAATCATAATAACATATATAATCTTTTATAGTATATTTATCTCTTATAGATTGAGGCAAATTATCAAAACTATTATTTTCTATAGCCTCATCAACCATCATTTCTATTTGTAATCCATCATATTGTTTTAAAGCTTTTAATTCTTTAGTTATGTCTGATTTTAATTTTTCTAATATATATCCACGCTCAGCAATAGTATTTCTTATTTTTCCATTTTTTAATTTATAACTGATTTCTACATATTTTAACATTTCCCATGCTAAATCTTTAACTTTATATCCCATTTGTTCCATAGCTAATCCATATAAAATTAATTGTCTGCCTTTAGCTTCTAAATCAGCATTTGTGAATTTACTACTTGTTTTATAATCTCTAATAGAAACAGTTCCGTCTTCATTGTAAATCAGTAAATCTATAATTCCTTGTAAATAATGACCATTTATTTCAACTAAAAATAATTTTTCTGTTTCTGTTTTATTATATGTTGGTGCTACATAATTATGTGCAAAAGATATAATATCTTTTTTCCATTTTGTTTCTATATTTTCTGTTGGAAATGTAATATCTAACATTTGAGCTTCAGCCAACATTTTCTCTATTTCTTTAGGAAAATCTACTTTTATTCCATTTTGAATATCTTCTAAACATTTATGAATTCTAGTTCCAGTAAAACCATATATATTATCTTTACCAGCTAAATGTTCTTTATATGTTTGCCAATATTCCCAACCACATTCATCAACTGTATTAAGTCTACTAATAGAATAAATTGTATGTCCTTCTTCTTTTAACTTATTTATCTTTTCTTTTATATTCAATTATTCAGCCTCCAATCTTACAAAATCAGCTTTAGGAACTTCATCTTGTAATATTTCAAATTTATATGTTAAAGGTTTATAATTATTCCATTGTGGAATTTCAACAAAATAAATATATTTTGTATTAGCCTGGTCAAATAGACTCATCCAATCATCTTTATAAAATTCTACTCTTAAATTTTTAAATTCTCCCAACGCACCATCTAACTTACCAATATCTTTATTTATTATTTCTATCAATTTGATAGTAAAAATTCCTAATTTATTTTCTACTTTTTTAATATCTCCTATTTTCATAATTTTTATCCTTTCTTATTTATTTGCTTCCTTTATATATTGTTGAATTTTTTCTATTAGAGATGGTTGGTCTTCTGATTTTATTTCAATTATATTAAGTAAATTATCTTTTGGATACTTTCTTGCTAATCCTCCGAAAGCTTCTTCTAAAAATGATATTGGAAATCCATAGCAGTCGTCTAAATCAACAAGTATTTTTTCATTTTTTTCTTTAGCTTCTATATACTTAGGTTCTAAAATGTCATTTCTAAACTGTTGCCCTGAATTAGGACTTTCTTCAATGTATCTTCCTCCTGGTGTATTTGAAAAATCAACAGATATTTTTATTTCTATCATAATTATCTCCTAACTCCATTCAAAATTTTTACAAGGTCTTATACCTTTTTTACAATTCCTACCTAATTCTGCATATCTACAATCATAACAAGTAACTGGTGGCTGATTTTCACACTTTGTACAAGGAAAAAATCCTTTCCCATAATACCTTTTATATTTACATTTTTTACATTTATCTTCCATCTTCCACCACTTCACTTAAATCTTCATAATATTCTTCTGGAGAAACTCCTGAAAAACTTCTTTTCAAATAATCATGTCCGCCATCTACTGCACATTGTCCACAAGAACAGAACTTAAAATCATGTCTATTATTACTCTCTATAATATCTCCACAAGATTTACATTTTATCTTGTTACTAATTATCATTTTCATCATTCCATTCTTCATAATAATAATTGTATGCTTTTATAATTTCTTTTACAGTTTCCAAATCTAATTCTATTCAAATCCCACTTCCTGAAGATAACACCATACTATCTTCTGAACAATTAATTATCATTTTCTTCCCTCCATTCATTATACATATGAATTGCCTCACCATACCATTCCCAATTATCGACACCACTACTTTCTAATGCTCTTAAAAATAAATTATCATCATATAAGCTATCTAATTCATTAATTAAAAATTGTCCCTCTTCACCCTGATATTTTTCTTTAATAGCTAAAATTATTTTATCATAGTTACTCATAATCTCTCTCCTTGTTTATATAAGCTAGAACATAATCTGTTATTCTATCTAAATTCATTTCTATTTGTTTGTAAATATCTATTTTTTCTTCTTTACAATTTTTAAATAGTCCACTAACTATAACTTCATATTCTGCTCTACTCCAATAATTATATCTAGCCCAGTCTTTTATATATTTTTTTAAGCTTTCCCTATCATTTATAGTTGCTTCATCCAATTCATTAATAAAATTAGAATTAAATATATTTAATTTCTCTATTTTATCAGAATTAAAATTATAATATAAAACATTCCATTCTAATTTCATATTTAACCCTCCTTATCTTTCTTTTTTAACTTCTTTATCTATATTTGTTAAATATCTTATAAGCTTTTCTTTATCTTCTTGTTCAAGGACTCTACATTGCTCTTTATATATTTTAGAAACATTTTCCACTGCTTCTAAAACATTTTCATCTACTTTTATATTCTCTTTAAAATCTTTATTCTTCATTTATTACTCCTTTTTAAAACAACAATTCTCTAATAAATATTTAAAATTATCTTTACCAAAATCAGTTGGAGATGCTTTACTACCTTTTCTCATTATTTTATTTTCATTATCATATATGCACCATATTTCTTTATTATTATTAAAAATGCCACCTTTTAATTTTTCACATTGAGTTAATATATGTTCAATATCTACTCCTTCATCTAAGGCTAGTATAATTTTATTCACAGGTAAAGATTTTATTAACCTAGCTTGTTTATCTGTAATAGTACAGTTTCCTAAAGCTAATGCATTATGATAACCATAGCTATCTAACTGCATAACAAATTTTTCACTTTCTCCAATAATAACATAGTCAGCTTCTTTTATATCGTCTAAATTTTCGTACATTCCATATAAGTAATTTCCTTTTGGAAAACTCTCTAAAGCTTTCCATTTTGGATTGCTGCCTATATTATTAAAATTATATCTACCTGTTATTCCTACAAGTTCTCCTTTATGATTAAACCAAGGGACAACTATTCTTTGAGATACTGGGTCATATTTAATATGAAATTTATATTGTGTTTCAAAAGAAATATTATCTTTTACAAATCTAATATTAGGGTGGTTAATAAATTTATCTAAAGTGCTTAAAGGAAATACAATACTTTTATCTTGTTTATTTCTTTTTATATGTTTATAAAATCCATTAAATATAAATGGACTTTTAAAATTATCTAAATCTTTTATATTAAGAATATTGGTAACAACTTCAATAGTTTTATGAATATTCCAATCATTATGAATACTAATAATATAAAACAAATCTCCTCCAATACCTTTACTAAAAACATATGATTGGAGTGTTTCACAATTTATTGATACTGAAGTTGGATTTCCTCCATCATAATAAGCACATCTTATCTCTCTCTTATTATCAAAAAAAGAGATAGAATGAAAATCAGTTAATTCCAGCACTTTTATTATTTCTTCTGGATTTTCAATTAGATAATCCTTTAAATTCTCAACTGACATCATTCCATCTCCTTTTATAATTTATTTTCATCTTTTACATGACAATATCCTATTTCTTTCCATTTATTAGCTATTGGAACAAACTCATAAACAACCGTTCTTCCTGCCTCCCCATTCCTACTTTTACAATGAAAGAATACTTTATAATGTTTTCCATCTTCCATCGGCAAAGGGGAATTCTTTTTAACTGTTGTTTGATTTTCTTCATCCCAAACATAATAATAAGGTTTTATTGGCATAGTCCCATCATCATATTCATCTTGCCAAACATCTCTAAACATAAAAATTTCTTCATATATTTCAGATATTTGTTTACTATTTGATAACACACTTTCATTTAGCCACCTAATTCTACCTTTTGTAGATAAAGCTATTTGAACTGGAGTTATTACTGCGACACCTTCTTTAGAAGCTATTTGAAATAATTCTTTACTATCATTTAAAAAAGATTGCCAAACTGCATCTGTAGTTGCATCAACTTTAAATGTATCATAAATAAACAATTCAAATCCTTGTTTTGCTAATTTTTTTATTGACCTTCTAACATTTTTCATACTATAATCATATACTCTTTGAAAAAGAATATAAGGTTTATATTTTTCTTGAATAATTTTATTTGCTTTATTTAACATTTCTTTGTCTTTTTCTGTAAAACTATCTAAAGATTTCAATTTAGTTCTATCAATTTCCCAATAATTTAAATCAGTAGTTAATACATGTAAATATAATAAATCTTTAAATACAATACTATCTTGCTCATTACTAATTATACATACTTTTATTTCTTGATTTAATAATGGAGTAACTATATTTTCAAAAACAAAGCTTGTTTTACCACCGTTAGTATAACTAGCAAACATTGTTAATCCTTTTCTAGGTACACCATTACAGAATTTATTTAACAACGGGCAAGTTTTATTAAATTGCAATCCTATTTGTTCTCCCATTTCTTTTATTTGAATATCTTTTTGAGTATAATCCAATGTTTCAAATGCTAAATCATGTGTGATATTTAATGCAACAGTATTTAATTGCATATCTAAATAATCTATTACTTCATCTGCTGTATTAAGTTTACTAAAAGTATTCCAATTAGTTGCAATATCAAAACCTTTTTTATCTAGTTGTATCAATAAATTGTTTTTTACTAATTCGTTATAATAAGCTTCAATATTTTCATCATCTAATACTTCTGTATATTCTGCAATATTTTTCCATCCGCCTCTACTTTCAAATTCTTCTTTTAAATCAGGATAGTCATTTAAATAAGTAAGCATAGAGACTTCATCAAATGTTTTTATACCTTTATCTGCCATATTTTTTCCTAAACTGTAATAAAATTTCCCATCAGCTGTAAGTAAATCTGTATCTGGGTTTATAGGAAAATCTCCATATAATTCTAAGGGATTTTTATATAAAGACAATACAAAATTACCTTCTAAAGGTGCTCTATTTTTAGTTAAATCTATTTTTTTCAAACTTATCTCCCCTTAGTCATCTAAAAATTCACTTAAATCTCTTCTTCTTGTTGGTCTGCTTACTCTTTGATTGTTCATTTCTCTAATAATGATTTTATCACTTTCATTCATTCTAAGTTTTTTATCGTTTATTTCTTGTTGTTTTTTCATTTGATTATAAACAGATTGTGCATTATTTTTTATTATAGCTATTAAATATGATACTTTGGCTATATCATTATTAAAATCTTTTTTACTTGCATATTCTAAACTTTTAGCTTTTGTTTTTATAGTATTTAAAATAACATTATAAGAATATACCTTACTAAGTTGTTTTAACTTAGACACTAAAATTGTATTAAATTTTTTATTAGAATTATATAAAAGATACCTTTGACTTAAAATATCAATACATTCTTTTCTGCATTTTTCTTCTTCGTCAGATATTTGATTAACACCCAACTTTTTATCTTTATATCTTTCTCGTGCTATTCTATTTTTTCTAGCTTTATTTACTAAATGAACAGAATAAAGTTCTAAATCTTCAAGTTTTTTTCTAACTTTATTATATTGATATTTAGTAATATTTAATTCTTCTAATGTTTCATTTTCTGTATAACCTTTTTTTACTCTCAATTCTAAAATATCTTTTTCTAATTGCGTTAATTCACCATCCATGTATAATCTCCTTACTAAAGGGGATTATTTATCCCCTTTGTTTTCTTCCTGTAAAGATTGTGGAATTTCTATTTTTAAAGTTGTTGCTAATGCTACTATATCATTTTTATTTTGTGCTTTTGATAAAGCCCCAAAACTTTCATATCCTAATGTTTTCATAGTATTTCCAATTTCAGCTTTTACTTTATCATTAGCTTCTTTAAAAGCAGTCTTACAGCTTTCTACAAGAATTTCCAAATCACCTTTTTCAGCTTTTTTTCTTTTTTTCTTTTCAAATTCAGTGCTATCAAACATATCAGCTTCAACAATATCAAAAGCATTCATATATAAATATCTTCTTAAATAAGTTTGAACTCCGCCATAGTTTTGAATACTATTAGCTCCTTTTAAATTAAGTTCTTTTACATCGCAAGAATATATTTCTTTTTCATCTGGTTTATCTGTATTTATAATCGTTAATATTGCTACATCTCCATCTAATTGATATTCTGTATTTGTATTAATTTCATTTGTAGAAATATTTTTAATAGAATAATGTTTTTCAAAATTTATCTTAGTAAATAATCCATATTTATTACATAATTCTATAATTGATGGTAAAAAATCTCCTAATTCATAGTAACTAAAACCAGAAAAATCATTTCTACCAGATTTTTTCAATTCTCTTTCACTTAATTCCTTTTTTACTTTTTGAATTTTTTTATGAATATTCATATTCTTTATCATTGTAATTTCATCTATTTTATCTTCCATAATTTCCTCCTAATTAAACGGATTGTCTATTGCATTTTGTTTAGCAATCCTATCCAATGTATTATTTTCTAATTGTTTAGCAAATTGCTCATTAATATTTTCTTCAAATTGCTTATCTGAACAATTCAAAGGTACATAAACTTTACCTTCTTTGTTTAAAGTATTATCTGGTCTAGTTAAACATATAAATTCCGTAGCTTCTCCAATAACATTACTCATATATTCTTTTATATCTCTTCCTGCATTTTTTATTTCAAACTGTATATCCTTTGGTAATGTTTCTAGTGGTGGTAAAATTAATTGAGCTCCTCTTACATATTGAGCTTCCCATTTTGCTTTCACATAACCTTCTTCTGGGCTTGGGTGCATATTAGCTTTTCTATGTCTAATTACTTCAACATCTGCAATATTTTTAAAATTAAACCTATTAGTAATAAATTGTACTTCTAAAGGAAAATATTCTCTTTTTTTAGAACTATATGCATACTGTTCAATAAAAGCATTTAAAATAAATTTATTTTTTTTATCTTTTTCATCTAAAGATTTATAATTATAAAATAAATCTAAAGTAAGTTTCATAACTGGTCTATCCGTTCTGTTTACTTTTATTCTTTTAATATTAAAATTATAATATGTTTTATTATTATATTGAGATAATATAAATTCGCCAGTTATTTCATACTTTGTGTTATTAGGTAGAGAAGAAATTAACTCATATGCATTTTCCATAAAATCATCTTTCCATATAAATTGTTTTTCATTACCACCATCATTTATAATATACTTTGAAGAGTAACTTATTTTATTTAAAATGTTCTCTTTAAATCTATCTTCAAAATTTATAGTAGTTCTTCCTGCTTGATTACTTAACCAAACAGGAATGCTACCTTTAATAAGAGTATCTCCATACATTTGAACAAACGCAGAATTATTTTCATTTTCTCTAATTAATAACTTTAATTGTTTATTTCCTGTAGAAGTCATTTTAATACAATCTTCTTTACTTTTAGGTTTTTGAATTGTTCCTATAAAAGTGAAAGTATTCATATAATCACCTATTTAAAATTTTATTTATCAGATTTTTTAGATTTTTTTTCTGCTTTTATTTCTGCTTCAGCCTCTTTCAATATCTTTTCTTCTTCTGCTTTTCTTTTAGCTTCTTCTGCTTTTTGTTTTTGGAAAGCTTCTAATTGTTGTAAATTTCCTTTTGCTGTTAAATATGCTTGAAATAGTGTAGCATATTTTTTATAATTTTTTCCACTTTCATTTCTTAAAGCCTTTTGTAGTTTTGTTGCTTCTCCTCTTAAAAATTCTAAATCATCAATCATCTTAATCTTCCTTTCTTATTTCTATAATGATAAAGCCAGTATTGATATTAAAAAAATTAAATTAAAATCATATGCTATTGAATATCAATAGTTTTTATACTTCCTTCTTTTGGTTCTTCATAGTTTATAGTAATATATAAAAGACCATTCTCCAACTTAGAACTTATATCTTCAATTTTTTTATTATTGTCTAATATAAATTCTGAATGAACAGAATATTTACTTTTTGGACTATCAAGTGAAGGTTCTGTTTCACCTTCTATTACTAATTTTGACATCCCGTTTTCTTCTATTAATCTTACAGATAAGTCTTTCTTATCTACTCCTACAACATTATGAACTAAAGTCACTCCATTGTCATTTTTATGAACCGAATATGGTTTCATATCCTTTTCTAATCTATTGAATTGATAAACTTCTTTATTCCATGCAAATGGGTTAAATAATAAATCTAACATATTAAAATCACTCCTTAAAAATAAATAAAAATTTATCAATACCAGCTTTAATCTTATTATATTATAACATATTTTATAATGAATATCAAGTGTTTTTTAAAATTATTTTAATATTTCTCCTATTTATTTTTATTTACTGAATAAAAATCAACATAATCTTTACAACAAACATTAATAGTATGACCACAATTTGGGCAACCATTTATTAATGCTCTTTTAATTACTTTAGCATTTTTATATTTTTCTTCACTTTCTTTTACATATGCTTTACATTCTTTTAATAAATCTTTATTTTTCTTAACTTCTACATATGCAAACGGTAAATCAAAACTTAAACCATCATCTGTTGTTAGTTTTTCTTTCTCTTTACAATGATAACATTTTGTTTCAAAAACTTTTTTTGTTTTCTTTGTATTATCTTTAACTAAATTTACTTCTGGTTCCATTATTTTTCCTCACTTTCATATAAATATTTTAATGTTGCTATTAAGTTATCTGATAAAATGTCAAAATCAGCTTTACAATTTTGCGGACTCGAAGTTATTCTAATAACTCCATTTTGATATTGTGCTGGAACATTTATTTCCTTTATTACATGAGAAATTTCATCAGATTTTGAATGACAAGCAGAACCAACAGATACTAATATATCTTTCTGAGACATTATTAACTGTAAAGTTTTACTGTCAATATTCTTAAACCCTATGCTTAAACAATTTGGAACACTTAAGTCATTTGAAACAAGATAAACTTTATCATGAAAACTCTCATATAATTTATTTTTTATATTTTCCAAATATTTCCTAACACTATTTATATATTCTGGTGTCCATTTATTTAAGGTATGCTTTAATGCATAAGACATATTTAACGCTCCAAATACATTTTCTGTTCCAGACCTCAACCCATCTTCTTGACCACCACCATGGATTAAGGGAATTATAGGAGTACCTTTACAATATAATATTCCAGTTCCTTTTATTGAACCAAATTTATGACCTGAGAATGAAGCCATATTAATATTAGATAAATCTATGTCATATAATCCTACACCTTGAACCATATCACTATGAAAAATAATATTATATTTGTGTGCTATTTCAGCTATTTCATTTATTGGTTCTATAGTTCCTATTTCATTATTAACAGCCATTATACTAATCATAATTGTTTTATCTGTAATAAGTTTTTCTACTTCTTTAGGTTCTATATATCCTTTAGAATTTGGTTTGACATATTTTATATTATACCCTAATCTATCTAATTCTTTACAAGTATTTAATATAGCGGGGTGTTCTATAGTGCTAGTTATTAATTCAAACTCTTTTGGACATTGAGTCATAAAACCTTTTAATGCCCAGTTATCACTTTCAGAACCACCACTTGTAAAATAGATATTATCTGGGTCACAATTTAAGCACGTTGCAACTCTTACCCTAGCTTCTTCTAATAACTGTTTTGCTTTTATTCCTAGTATATGATTGCTAGATGGATTTCCAAATAACCCCTCATCTATTCTGTCTAATGTTTGTTTTAAAGCTTTTGTATCTATAGGAGCAGTTGCTGCATAATCAAAATTCAACATTATTTTTTCACCTTCTTTTTCTTCCTTAATTCTTTAAACATTTTACAATCTACAATTGTACTTCTAAAGCTTTGTTTACAATCATAAGGGCAACTTTCACAAGAAGAATTATATTGAATTTCTCCATATTTATTTTTATAATATAAATTTTTATCATTCATATAAATTATTCTCCATTTCTATTAGAAGCTATATCAACTAATCTATCCGTAATATATTTTACTTTTTCTTCTACTGTTTCTTTGTCTTTATATATTTCATATAATGCAGAAGATATACTAAACATTACAACAGACATTGTATATAATTTTATACAAGAGTTTACATATTCATTGTTATCTCCAAATATTTTTATAACTTCATCCTTATTATTTTCGCTTAATAAAAAAGTTATATCATTTCCAGGGTCTGAATATCCATTATCTAATAAAAATACTATTAAGTCTTCTATCATTTTAAGTTCGTCTGCTTCATTCATAATTTTATTCCTCCTACAACACTTTTAAATATACTGTTTTTCTTCCAAAATCCAAAGCTTTTTGATGATTAGAAAAGAAAATATCTATTCTATTTCCTTTTATAGCTCCACCTCTGTCTTCTACAATATAAGTTCCCATTCCTTGAATTTCTATTTTAGTTCCAAAAGAATATGAGCTAGACATTGCTACTGTTCTACCAGCAGTTGCTATTGTTCCAGAAGCAGTTTTACCTGTAGATTTACCACAACATTTGATACAACCACAATAAGCAGTGGCAGTAAATTTTACATATCCGTTATTATCTTTTCTACTTTCTACATCTCCTCTTGAGGTAGTATTATTTATAACTTTTGCTACTTTCCTTTTTTCTTGTTGCTCTTTAGCTTTAGCTAATTTAATTTGTTCTTGTTTTTTAATTTCTTCTTGCCTTTTTAATTCTTGAATTTTATTTTCTTCTTCTATTTTTGCTTTTTGTTCAGCTATCATTCTTTCTTTTATGTCTAATGGTATAGGAATATTTTGAGTATTAATATTTTCCATACTTATTTGAGTTAAAGGCAAACTAATTTGAAACACTTGTGTTTGTTTGTTTTTATTAATTAATGAAAATGTTGTATAAATCCCTATTATAATCATAAGAGATAAAAGTAAATATTTTAATTTATTCATTATTATTCTCCTTTTATTACAAAATTTTGGAAAACATTATTAGCACAATCTTCCAATCCTTTTAAATAAATATCTGTTGTTCCTAAACTTTGATGCCCTAAAACATTTTGTATTTCTTTTACTTGAAATCCTGCTCTATACATGTTTGTTGCAGCTGTTCTTCTCAAACTATGAGCAGATATTTTCTTTGTTATACCAGCTCTTTTTGCTATCTTTTTAATTGTTCTATCTATACTCACTGTAGTCATTGGAGTTCCAGCATTTGAAACAAATAATTTTGGGCAATCTGTTTCTTTTCTAGTCAAAAGATATTTATCTATTTTTTCAGTAACATAAGAATTAAATTGAATTACTTGCAATTTACCACCTTTTCTTCTAATAGTAATATGAGCACAATCTTCTCCTCTTTCATTCTTAAATTTTTCATAACTTTCTAACTCTAATCCTATTAATTCACTAACACGTAAGCCATTATTACATAATACTGCACACATTGCAGTTTCTCTAGCATTTTTACAACATTTCATAAAGTTAGTTGCCTCTTGTTTATCAAGCCATGTTGTATTTTCTGGATTTGTTTTACCTTTTGTCTTTTTTCTTAATTCTCCAGCTGCTATTGGGTTCATTATAACCCCATATTTAGGATTACTCATTAAATAGTTGTAAAAAGAACTTACTGAACTTAATTTAGCTTTAATTGTATTTGGAGTATTACTTTCAAGTAAATAATTTCTCCAAGCAAAACAATCATCTGCATCTATTTCTTTTAGTTGTTCTATATTTTCTATATTATTATAATTCAAAAAAGATTTTATATCATCTTCATATTTACCTCTTGTACTTTTTGCCATATAAGTATTTAAAAATAATTCTAATTCTTTCATTTTTATCTCTCCCTTCATTATCTATATTATAGCATAGATAAATTAAGAAGTCAATACTTTTTTTAAAAATTTTTAATATTTTTTAAATTTCTTCATCAATAGTTATATATAATCTACCATTTGCGACATAATTTAATTGATTTTCATTATAATCTTCAGTTGTTAAATTAACATATGCATTTTTATTTTCACCATTTTTATACCAAATATTAATTCCACAAACATAAAAATCTTCAACATCAAATTCTTCTTCAAAACATTCAATCTTATCAGTATTATCAATAACTAATAATAAATTATCTACTAACATAATATCTAGCTCTCCAAAATCTGAAAATGTTGAACAATCTACTGGTTTTTCACTTATATTACAATTAAACTCTAATATATTATCACTAAAAATTTTATATCTAGCATAATTAGTTGTCATAATTTCTATATATTCAATATCATTCATAATTTTCTCCTTTATATTCTAGGTAAATGCCCAGACAAATACCTAGAATTAGTTGAGTTTCTTAGAAGGGCAAATCATCTTCTGGGCTTATAGCAGGAGTTTCAGCTGCTTTTGATGCTGTAGTTTGACCGCCTTCTACTTCATATTCTGAAACAAATATTTTAAAATCAGAAGTTTTCTTTTGGTTATCTTGTTTACTTACATATTCATCAAAAGTAAGCCAACCATTTTTAACATCTATAACTGTTTTATTAGGTATATCTACTCCTTTTTTAAAAGCAATATTTATTCCTTTATTCACATATTCTCCTTCTCTATTTTTTGCAGAAATTGTTGTTCTGTAAAATCCATTTTCGTTTTTAAAAACCATTGTTTTTCCTGTAAATTTACTTAATAACATTTTAATCTTCCTTTCTATTAAAAAAATCTTCTAAATAATCTTCTTGAATATTATCAAATAAGATAGGTGTATAATTAATTCTTTCTACACAAACACATAAATGATTATCTTGGTTCATGTCTGGGTACTCTGAACTTAATGAACTATCATGTATATGTCCGTGTATATTGAATTCATTATCATTAATATATTGTGGCTCATGAGATAAGATTACATATTTCATATCCGAATATTGGTCAGTATAATATAATCTTTGAGGTGTGTCGAATACTTGAGAAAATCCTATTTCTTTAAAATATTCTACATCAGTATCTCGGTCATGATTTCCACGAATTATTATTTTATATCCATTCAATCTATTGCAAATATCCCTAGTTTTATTAGGTGTACCAAATGAAAAATCTCCTAAAAAATATACAGTATCTTTATTTGTAACAATTGAATTCCAATTTTCTATAATCTTTTCATTCATTTCATCAATAGAACTAAATGGTCTTTTACAATAAGGTATAATACTTTTTTGGCAAAAGTGTGTATCACTCATTAAATAAATCATTATATTTATCCTTTCTTTATTAACTTCATATACTATTATACCAAAAATTAAATTGAAAGTCAAGTATTTTATAAAATTTTTTTATATTTTTGAAACTTCATATATTCCATCTTTTTGATTTACAATATATTTATTATTCTCAACATTAATAGTTTCAATATATTCAACCACTTTGTCTGCTTCTTCTTTTGTAAAAACAAATCCATTACCTTTTTTAGTAATATCATCTATACAATTTCGTATAATATCTTCTTTATATGTTTCTAAAGATAAATCATATGGTTCATTTTCTATATTTCCTGGCGTACATTTTTCAAATTCAGAATATTTAAAACTTTCTTTATATTTTCCATTATCAATCACTACAAAATCATTTGTAATTTGACATATTTTTCCTTTAATTTCTCTGGAATATTCTGTGCCTTGGTCATCATAACTATAAATTCTTGTAGAAATATTATCTCCTAATATAAAATTTTCTTTTCTTATCATAACAATATACCTCCTAAAATATTTTGGCTCCGACAAATTTTTCTATCTTCGCCTTTAATTCTCTTTCTTTAATATCTATCTTTTCAAGTTCATTGTCTTTAGTCTTTTCTAATATATCAATAGTATCATTGTTTGCTTTTATTTGTGCTTGCAATAAATTATTTTGAGCTTTCATTTCTTCGATAGTTTTATTGTTTTTCTCATTTTTTTCTGCCCATTGATTTTTTTCCTCTTCTATTTCTATAGTAATATTCTCAACTAATTTTTTCATTTCAGAAATATATTGTTTGTTAAATTCTTCTCCAAGCCCTAAATCAATTTTATATAAAGTAATTAGTTTAGTTTTATTTCTATCTACAATTATTAACCAACCATTTTTATTTATTCTAAAGTAAGTATAATTATGGTCTTTATTTTTTCCATACCAAAATGGTTCTGAATATTGATATAATTTTAAAATTTGCTCTTTAACTTGTTCCTCGTTTTGAACTAAAAATTGTTTGATTTCATTCCCTGTTTTATTCATAGTCCTTTCTACATATCTTTCTAAAACATGTTGAGTAAATTCTATCTTTTCTAAATTCTCTTCCATATTATTTAACCTCACTTTCCTTTTTATACTTTTTATATGCTGGACTTTGTTGATATAATTGACCATAATGATAATTATAATAAGCTTCTATTGCTTGCTTCTTAGTTTTATATAATGATTCACCACATCTCTCTTCTGTTTCTTTTGTATTAGGATTATATATTGTTTCTGTTAAAATAAAATCAGTATTACCTGCTGAATTTAATATTTTATGTCCCATTATTTTTACTTTTGTTGGGTCTTTACTATCATCTGCAATATAAGCATAATCCCCATTTTTAAAATCCCATTTTATTTGAGTATCTACAGAATAATGACGACCTCTATACAAAACATTAATATGAATTGTATCTTGCTGCTCTTTATTTAATCTTTTAATTTGTTCTTCTAAATCTTCAATAATCTCAATTAAAACATCTGGATTTCTCAAATCTTTTTTTGGTCTTTGCATAAAATTATAACTAATTTCTTTTTTCATATTATATACCTCCATCTCTTTAACTGTGATTATTATACTACTATTTTTATTATTTGTCAATACTATTATTAAAATTTTTATTATTTTTTATTAAAATATTTTTATAATAATTATAATCTCCGTCATGATTGGTATTAAAACTAATACAAGTAAGGTTTATTTTATCAGTATTTAAAAATTTTTTAAGATATTTTAATTTTTTAAAAGTTTTATTATCTAATTTTTTATATTCTTTTTGAAAATATTCAGAGCAATTCATATTTCTAACATAAGGAACAATATCTCTATCTAGCCAATATTTATTTAAAACAAATCTAATAAACTCTAATCCTTGGTATAAGGCTCTACTAATTATTTTTCTTTGACTTGTATCACATACAATTACTTCATTACCTAAAGCTAAATCTAAAAGAAAATTATAATCTAAATCCATTAGTATTTTATCCCATAAATGTTTTTCACAAGCAGTAGATTGTATTCTAACAAATTTGTATTCTTTTATATTAAAATCTGGTCTGTCTAAAAATTCAATTCCATTTGTTAAATTCAAATAATAATTAACCATAATATTCTCCTCCTAGTAATTCTGGATTGTTGTATATATCACCCATTATTTCTAATTCTTTGCCGTAATAATTACTAAAATCTGCAATCCACCCATCAAAATGAATGATAAATTTTGCTGTTTGTTCGTCCCATTCAATTATTGCATTTTCATCTTCTGAAAGAACATATACAATATCATTTTCATATATTTCATTTCCAAATCTATCATGAAATCCTGTGTATTGCATTAAAATCATATCTTCTGTATCAAAATAGTCACTATATTGGTCTGGTCTAATAGCTATTCTTCCTCCATAAAATGTTGGTTCAAAATCCAATTCTTGTACTTTTAACATTTCTTTATTTTCTATGTCCCATATTCTAAAATTTATCTCTCTATTCATAAATTAATACTCCTTTCTAATTTAATAATCTATTTTCAAATTTCTATATTTAATTTGATTTTCAAGTGATAATTTTTCTAATTCACTACTTCTAAAATCAATTCTGTTTCCATCTTCAAATTTAACACCAAATACAAAATCTTTTTTATTATATGAGATTGATGTTACTATTCCTAATTGTCCTTGATATTTAGCATAAAAATTTTCCTCTCCTAAATCTTTTTTTAATTCTTTTACTCTTACCATATCTCCAAATTCAAATTTACCCTCATTTTTTATAAAATTTATCACTTTCATTATTTTACTTTTATATATTTTCATATTTTATTCAACCCTTTCTATTATTCTTCTTTTGAAATTAAATTCATAATAAATATAATTACTTTTGAAACTATTAATATTGGGATGGATGTTACCCAAGCTAAACCAAAGATAAATCCTTCTGCTATTGAAGCTACAACTAATTGTGGGATAAAACATTCATATTGTTTATAATCTTGAGCCATAATAAATAATGTTGCAAATATTCCAAATATCACTCCTATAACTACATATAAACATAAATTAATTGATATATAAGTCATATCACACCTCCTATATTTTCAACTTAACAGGGTAGGTTTTCAATTCAAATCTGAGTTTTGAAAAACTACTTTTGCTTTTGTAAAAACTACTTTTAAAATTGCTAGAATTTTCCACTTCTAAACTCCACCAACCACTTTTGATAGTCTTCATTGATTAAATTATTTTTTTTAATAATTTCGTCCAATTTATTAGGATTTTGAAAATATTTTTCCTTACAATATTCTACTATCTTATTATCTATAAAGTAATATAATATTTCTTCCCAGTCCTCGAATGTTTTTGGTTCAGAAAACTTATTATGTTTAAACTGATAGTATTTAACTAAATCAAATGTTGTTTCTAATATTTTATATTTAAAAAATTTTTTATTATTGTCTTTTATTAATATTTTAAAATTAAATCTTATCTTTTTATCATCAAAATTAAGAGCCTTTTTACCTTTATTCTTATAAAACAGATTTATAATTTCAATATTTAATACCTCCTTATAGTAATAAGCCATTCTATTTGCTACAATAGAATAATTATTTTCTCTAGCCTGTAAAATTTCTTTAGTAATTTCAATCATAAACCAACCTCCTTTTATTATTTTTTTCTTTTGATAAATATATATTATCATATTTTTTAAAATATGTCAATACCTTTTAAAAATTTTTTTATTTTTATCTTTTTTCATTTTATATAAATATAGCCTGGGAATTTTTAAATTCTTTGTTACGTTTTTTCTCTCTTTTCCCATTTTTCAATTAAATATCATTTAGCCCGGGGAATTTTTGATTTTACTGTTACGTTTCTTGCTTTTCTTCTCAAAACTCACAGAGAAATTTTCTATTTTGAAATCCAAAATATTGTTTGCAAAATCAATTATTTTAAGATTTTAGAATAAGTAATGAAATTATATTACTTAAATATAAAAATCGCTCTATGGTCAACCTCGTGCTTCCTAGACCTATATATAATATCAATGTGCTATGTATTTTTTATATACCAAATAAAAAAATGAGCTACAATATACTTTTTAAGTATATTATAGCCCACTTGCTATTTTCTAGTTTTAAGTTCTAGCAAACTTTATATAATTATATTTCATTTTAAATTAATATATTTTTAATAATTTTTTATATTCTATACCATATTCATTATTTAAAAAAATTTGATTATATTGTATTTTATCAATATTTTTATTTACAAAATTTTGCATTTCTTGAAACGTTTTAAAAGTTTTTATTTTCCACCCCATATTTTACCTCCTTATTTGATTTTCTTAATTATACCATTTTTAAAAATTATTGTCAATACTTTTTTTTATTTTTTTTAATTTAATTTTATTTAAGTTCTAATCCTATTTAATTTTAAAGCATATACTTATATACCTAAAGTATAAAAATTATTCTACGGTCAACCTCGTGCTTCCTATACCTATATATAGACCTATTGTAATTATTTTGTTATTTAAGTTTACATAATATTTATTTTATTGCTCGTTAAGTGTTTCCTGCAATTCAATTTTTTGGAATTGTAAGTCTTAATTATTTACTATAATTATTATAACATAAAAATTATAATTTGTCAATAGTTTTTTTAAAAAAATAAAAAAGAGGCTTAAACCTCTTTTAAATAAAGTTCTTCTAATTTTTTTTGGTGGGCTATTTTTTCTTCGTCCATTTTAATTGGTAGTAACAACATTTTACAATTATCAAATTCAATATTAATTGGTGCTATATCTATACCGTATTCACAATTTATTTTTTTATCTGCTTTATGTCCACTTAATACAAGCATACTATATAATAATTCAGGATTTACATAAACATTATCAATTCTATATAAAAATCTATCATCTTTATGCAATTTGTTATATTTTAATAATATTCTAATTTTATCATAATCTATTGTTGATTGTTTTAATTCATTATCTTGATTTTTTAATTTATCATAACTAAATATATTATCTTCTTGTTTTTTATCTACATAAGGTTGTAATTCTTTTGGTATATTATTTATATCTTTACCAAAATCTAGTAAGAAATAACCATTTGTTATAATAAAATCTTTAAATTTATTTGTAAATATTTTTTGAAACATTGGACGACCATTATTTTCTTTAATAACTGCTTTCATTTCAGTTATTATATTTCTATTAATTTTTCCACCTGCCAGAATTTCAGCTTGAATTTCTTTTAATAAATTTTCTTTTGATATTCTGCTTTCTTCATCATAAGGTTTGATTTTTTCTAATCTTTTATATAAACTTTCTAAATTCATATATATTCCTCCTCTTTAATTAACTTAATTATATTATAACATACTTTATTTACTTTGTCAAGTATTTTATAATATTTTTTTTAATTTATTGATATTGGATTTTAAGCTATTATATTTTAAGATATGTAATTATATTACTTTATTATAGAAATTGCTCTACACTCATTCTCGTAGCTCCTGGATATATAAAAAAAATAATGTAATCAAATTGACTACATTACTTTATTAATTAAAAGGTTATTTCTTCTTCAAATTCTTCTATACTCATATTTAAAATATTTTCTATGCTATTAGATAAAGTTAATTCAATTATTGTATTTGTAATAGTATAAATATTATCAATGTCCAGTTCTATATACATATCATAAGCAAATTCACATAATTTTTCTAGTTCTTCCTCTGTTATATTTGAAATATTTTGTAATTCATCATAAACTTGAAATATAATTATATTTTTATAATAATTTGTATGTCCATTTTCTTCTGCTATTCTTTTCAATTCTTTTTCTACACTTTCAAAAATTTCTTTGTTTTTCATAATAAATACCTCCTAAAAATCTATTAGTTCATATTCGTAACCACCCATATTTGACCACCAACATTTTACAACAACATCTCCATTTTCTTCTTTTGCTTTTTCTAGTTCTTTGATAAAATCTGTTATTGTTTCTAAATTATCAATAAATTCTTCTATACAACTGTCATTTTTTATATGATGTTCTAAATTTTTTATAAAATCTATTTGAATGTCTGTAATTTGTCCAATTGCTTTTTCATTATCTCTACTATAAATAACATTACTATTTAATTCCATATTAATACCTCCAATAATTTTTTTTTATTTTCCTAAAATTCATATCTTATTTTAACTTTTCTAAATTATATCATAAAATTTTAATCTTGTCAAGTTTTCATAAAATTATTTTATTTTTTTTATTAAATTTGAATATATTACATAATTTTCTCTATTCTTTTTAATAACTATATCTACACCCTTGTTTAATTCATTAATAATTTTATCTTTATGTTTTAAAAATAAAAATTCTAAATCATTACTTTTTGTTTCCATAATAACCTCCTAAATTATTTTACAACTAATTAAAATATCTTTTGCCAATTCCTCCGCTCTACTCTTTCATCAAACCAATGCCATATATTTTCTCTAAAAGTTCCACTTTTCCATATATAAAAATCTTCGGTTATATTATCTTTTTCATCTACTCCAACATATGATAAATCATTCCATAACAAATCTAAATAATATTGATAATATTCTTGATATTCATTATTATAAAATTCTCCTAAACAAACTGGCAAACTATCTTCTAAATTTCTATCAATTATAAAATCTTGCACATAATCATTATAACATTTTATTAAAAACCACAATTCATCTTTTTCTAAATTCCACATAATTTATATCTCCTTTATTCAAAATAATAATTTTTAAATTCTTCAAATATACTTTCTATATTGTTATTTATAAAATATAGATAATCTCCGCCATTATTTTCACAATTTCGTGAATATTTATATAAGTAAATCCTTTCTTAATATAATATATCTTGTATTTTTTTTATTTCTTTTTTCATAATATATCTCCTCTCTTTCATATAATCATAATACCATACTTTTTCTATCTTGTCAAGCTTTTTCAATAATATTTCTATCTTTTTTCAAATATTCTGTCTTTGACCTAAACTTATAATGCAAATACATAATATTTTTAACTTCATTATCTTTATTTTTAGCAATTCTATTACTTATTGTTTGTCTACTAACCCCAAAATGTTTTGCTGTTTCTCTAGTTGTTGCATTATATTTTTTTATATATTCAATTATTTCATTATCTGCTATATCTTTCACTATTACACCACCTTATTTTATATTTTTAAATATATTTTCAATTTCTTTTTCTGTTTCTTCTTCATTTGTATTATATTTATTCATAAAATAAGTTTTAATAACATTTTTTAATTCTGTTTCATTATTTAATTGGTAGTCATAATCTCCTAATTCAACCGCTTGAAATATATAATATTCGTTTTCTCTATCTAAAATAAACCAGCTTTTATCTTGAAATTCATATACATTTTTATATTCGCTTTTTGTAATTTCAAATTGATTTTTATTAATTTGTGATATTACAATACTACATATTAATATTGTACTAAATAATACTATAAATATAATAATACAAATAAAACCAAATTTTTGTGATTTTTTATCTTCTCCTAATTTTTTTTCAATATCTTCCCATTTTTCTTCCATTTTTTTACCTCCTATAAATCTAAACTAATTCGTAAACATTTGTTTATATTTTCTAAATCTTTTTCACAAATAGAACCCATTTTTGAAAATAATTTTCTTTTGTCTATTGTTTTTATTTGCTCTAATAATACAACAGAGTTTAATTCTAACCCATTTTCTTCATCTCTTGTCAAAATTGTATGTATTGGTAAATCTGTCCTCTTAATTTTTGAGGTTAGTGGAGCAACAATTATTGTTGTACCATATTCATTACCAACATTATTTGAAATAACAACAACTGGTCTAATTCCATTTTGTACACAATAATCATTTTGCCCTAAATCTGCATAAAATATATCTCCTTTTTTTATTTCCATTAATTCCACCCCATTATCTTAACTTAATTTTGTTATAGCACATTTTCTAAATTTTGTCAAGTTAATTCTGGATTTTTTCTAAATCTTTTTTGTATTTCATTAATTCATTATGTATTATCTCGTTTTGCCAATTTTTCCCAAAATCTTCATAAATCAAATTCCCATAATCTTTTAAGGGACTATTTAATTTATCATATTTTTTCATATTGATATTATTCCTTAAAATTTCAATATCTTTTATTAATTCTTCATTATTATACATAATTTACACCTCTTTTTGTAATCTGTCAATTTTCTTTGTTATATTCTTACAATTATATTGCCTTTTATCTTCTATATTATATAATAAAAATAATAATGAGATTTTATCTGTTTTATATTTCATAATTAACACCTC